GACTGGAGGCGCTGGACACGCAATGCACAGGCCGTGCATGCGGCCTTACAGGAAGCGCCGGATGGCAGCGTGGTGACGAAACGCCGCGCTGCTATCTACATTCCAGAACGGTATACGGAACATGACTTAGCATCGATCGCGGCAGATGTCTACATTGTCGGTATCTTTGCCATCGTGATTGATGACAGCGTCTATGCCGTCAGTAATGTCTGTGCCATGATGCGTATTTGTCCGACAGCGATTGCGACCGTGAAACTCGACGATAGCAATTACCTGGAGTTTACATTTGAACCTGGTAGCGTCGTGTTTGCCGATACGCAACTCGTGAAGAATTCTGACATTCCATACAACATCTTCGATGAGTTCATTAGTAAGGGTAAGATTCCATGGTTCATCGATTACCGTCGAGACATCGGGAATCTCCTTGAGACTGCAAATACATTCGCAGGTGTGAACTTCAGCAATAGTCACGCTGTCTTTGATATCATCTCAGCGACGATTACGCGAAAAGAATCTGATCCTCATGAATTCTATCGGTATGCTGTCACAACCGATCGGGACCTTGCGACCGTAGAAGCTGTATCAGTTCCCCTACGGAGCGTGACTTATGGCGCAACAGATACGACGACCAAGCTCGTGGGCGCCTATTTCGGTGAGGGACTAGATTCTGCCTTAGTGAATCCATCTGAGTCTGTGGAACAAGTTGAATCCATTTTGCGCATGTAAGGAAAAGCACATGAGTCAGTATCAACCAATTAGCTTTGCCTGTACGGCCCTAATGGGGACTAATAAGGCAGGTGAATTGAAACCTTCCGAAGACGGCTATTACACGGTCGTACTGGGCGCATTGGACTTCATGAACAGTGCCGGTCAGTTCTATCCGAACGGTGCTTCAGCGAGGGAGCTGTTTAAGGAATCCAGCAGTTTTATGCGACGGATTGCCAATGGTGCATTGCGTGGCGAATACGGCCATCCGCGACTGCAACCCGGGATGCGGATGCAGGACTTTATGTTGCGGTGTAATGACATTCTCGAAACGAATGTCAGTCACCACATTCGTAAGGTTTGGGTAGATTATACTAGTGTGAAGGGTCCGAATGGACAGCCGTGTGTGGCGATCCTGGGTGAGGTCAAACCTGCAGGACCGATGGGCGAGGCACTGCGTCAGTCGCTGCAGAACCCAAGTGAGAACGTATGCTTTAGTATTCGTTCGTTCACTCGGGATGTACCGACGAACGGAGTGATCCACAAGCACTTGGTCCAGATTGTCACGTGGGATTACGTGAATGAGCCTGGTATTTCAGTTGCAACGAAGTGGCGCGCCCCGACCTTGGAAGGGTTCGAAGACACGGAAGTGTCGATTGAACACTTGGTCGCTGCTGCCGAATTGCAGAAGACGGCATACGCATCCATGGAATCCAGTGGCGCGGCATCACTGGAAGAGTTAGTTAATCGACTCCAGAATGATACCTTCCGAGAGGCAGGTCGTCCTGGTTCTGCGAAGTGGTGATCTAGACCCTACTCCTAGTCTCTCACGGGGCTAGGAGTAGGGTCTTTATTTTATGACTTTTTCCACTCACTCGGACACAGCAATGATTGAACAGTTACGACGATTGCTGGGTTCTGATCCTCGACTCCGAGGGCAACGCGTGCGTGTAGTGAGTCGATCTACCTTCGGCCAGGATGCGTGTTTCTTTCGCTCAGGATTAGGGGATTTAGGATCTCACTACCCTCGAGAGCGCCCTTATGAACGCGTGTTTCGTACGATTGAAGCTGTACTCGCAGACAGTATTGTAGAGGGCTGTGTCTCAGGATATTTGTACCAGATGCCCTACGAGGTACTGGTGCAGCCACCTCAGACTGCAGAGCCGAATACCAATGTCTTCTGGAGTATGTATCTGACTGAATTACAGCCACAGCCGGTACGGAAACTTGCACGTTTCTGGCGTGCAGATAAAATCCCTGCATTACCGAGCGGTCATCGACCCGTTACGTTTAATATTGAGGTGGTGGAGCCGTGTCAATTAGACGCCGGATTATGGGAAGCGATTCTAGAACCGACGGATCTAACTAACATTCGCGGGTATCGGCTAGTGTCATTGCAGCGAATCGAATGGACGCCCATGGTACGAGCAGAGTATAATCTGTCTCGTATGGCACCGTCTCAAGAGTGTTTGTTACCGAGCATGCGTTGGACCTAACTCCCAGTAGAGACTGCCTCGGTGAGAGGCAGTCTCTACTATTTATTTTTGGTTATACATTATCCATTTGGTTCCCCACTGATGAATCCCATGCTCGAACTCTTCAGCAATTGGTTGGCACAATTCAATGCCTATACCCAACACAATCCTGTACTCGCCGGTGTTGTATCGTTGTACGGGTTGGGCATCTTGACGTTCTTACTACGCAATGTCCCATTGCGTCTTTGGAACACGGTAATGACCCAATGTACAACACGATTGGTGGTCGACAACACCTTTGATGGTCGGAGCGATGAATTGTTCCAGAATCTCATGGCGTGGTTCAGTCATTCTCGATGGGGTCGATATGCGCGTGTCATTCGTGTGTACGGTGGGTGGTATAATAAGCAGACGGTCAGCATGAGCTTTGATGGGTCGTCGCTAGATAGCCATGCAGATGCATCATTCAACATCGGCATCGATGAGTCGCCACAGTTCTGTATTTGGGAAGGAATGCCGTGTGTGATGTCACGTGTCGCGCTCTCTAACTCATCCGCCCACGGTAACCGTATGTTGTATGAAGTACGGCTGACACGACTAGGACGTAACCGTGAATCGTTGATGCGACTGTTGCAGAAAGTGACACCAGACGCCGTCACGAAAGAGCGCTTTACGTTCCATTATGGCGGAGATGGGTGGCGACGTGGAGGGGTGTTATCACCGCGTGAAATGTCATCCGTGATTATTGAAGCGTCTATCAAGCAGCAGATCGTCTCGCACATCGAATGGTTCTTGGCGAATGAAGCATGGTACGTTACTCGCGGCATTCCTTACAAATTGTGTATTCTGCTAACTGGTGAACCCGGTAACGGAAAGTCGAGTTTGATTCGCGCACTTGCGACGCGGTTCCAGAATAACATTTACAGCATTGCATTACCGCATATGTCGGATGAGGGGTTGTCTAAAGCGATCCTAGAAGTCCCGCGTGGAGATTTCGTGGTGCTAGAGGATTTCAATCACACCTCACTCCTAGCACGTAACGATGCACTCGCAGTCGGTACAACACAACCGACTACGCAAAGTAATGTGGTCGTCGCAAAGTCGTCATTTGAGTTCCTGACGTTACGTGGGTTTTTGAATGTGATTGACGGTGTAGAGTCCATTCATGGGAAGGTTCTGATCCTCACCACAAACGTGATCGAGGAGCTCGATCGTGCCGTGGTACGTAAAGGGCGAATCGACCACACGTTCTATCTGAATCAACTCACTACAACAGAGATTCGTGAGTACATTGCGCATGTATTCCCAAATTGCAATCCCATTCGTTACATGAACAATATCTTTGCACCTATCTCAGGTGCGGACCTACAAGCGTTATATATCGCATCACCTGATGACGTTGAATCCTTCATTCACTCAATTCCTATAGAATCCTTGAAAGCACATGGCTAAGTTGATTCCTCACGAAATGACTCAATTGCTGTCACAATACATCGCACTGGAAGTGAAGCATCACGTGACGGGTAGTATCGTACGCGATACATTGGAACGTATCAATATCCAAAAACCAAGTGAACTCGATCTCCTCCATTTCAAAGCCGTCAAACAAGAACTAGGTGAACGTGGACGTACGTTTGAGGAGATCTTCCGTGAACTCCATGCGATGTTCTTCTTGCTAGCAAACGGTTATACGTACGAACAAGTCAAGAAGAAAGCGCGTCGCGTACTCGAGGAGTCTGTCAAGAGCGGCGGTCAGATCGAACGCCCTGAATACGTTCCGTTCCGTAAATACCACTACCCTGAGCATCGGGCTTATTTCCAACGGTCAGCAGCATAAGCGGTAAAACAATTTCAGCCCTGTATTATCGGTAGGCAGGACTGGAATGGCTATCCGGTGTACTGCAGCGCTGTAAGTGACCGTGAAGTTCGTGTAATTCTTTACACGTTCTGGAGAGAGTGTGCAACAACCACCCAATCCAATCAGGAAATAGAAATGTCTGAGAAAGCCGATATCAACACCTACAAGTTCAGTGAAGAACTGCTGGCGTTGTCCAAGCGTCTGGAAAAGCAATACAAGCCAGACGATGCAGGTGTGATCGCCACTGAGAAAGAGGCCTATGTGGAACACGTCCACGCTGGGTTCTCGGATGCTGTGTTGAAAGCTGCCGACAAGTTCCGTGACGACAGCAAGGGTTTGACTGCGAAGATCGTGGAGATCACGCAGGCATCGCGTGATGATTTCATCACGGCCTCTGCAATCGCACTGGGTCATGTGGGTGCCCCTTACCTCAAGAAGCACAAGGCCATCAATACGGTCGAAGTGTCAACGATGATTGGTAAGGATCGTGTGGAAGCCACGTTCGATCGCGTCCGTGAATATCCGGGTCGCGGTGAAGGGGCTGAGAAGACCGTGAAGTATGGTGTGTTGACAGCAGGGTACACTGCCAATGGCGCTGTGGGTAGTCGTGGCACACTCAAGCGTGCGCGTCAGTATCTGAACGACTTTGCGTCGGAGTACCTTGCAGGTTGATAGGGGGAGCTGAGAGGGGTTCATTGTAATCGAACAATGAACCCCTCCTCAGTATCGGGAACGTGTAAAATTGCAGTGTGTCTCTATCCTTTGGATCTTTGACAGGTCCACCTTGGATCGACCGATCGACCACACTCGGTCGACGATAAGGAGACTGCTACATGAAGTTTCAATTCAACGTTCACCACTACCATCACTTTCCCGATAAGGATGACATCATGTCTATTCTCGATACCCTGCGTCAAGAAGTCCAGGAAGCCCGTAGTGCCCAGGAATCTGCGATCGTGCTGATCCTAGGCCTCAAGGCGAAGATCGATGCACTGGCTGCCAGTGCCACTGAGCTCTCGCAGCTCCAGGCTTCTCTCGGCGACCTCTCGGCTGAGCTGAGCGCGTCGACCGACTCGCTGGCCGACGCCGTTGCTCGCAACGACGACGATCCGAGCAATGATCCGGTTGATGCAACCTGATTGTTGCGCAATACCGCGACCCTCTACGGAGGGTCGTTTCACATGTATGCTATTGGCTCTCCGACGTGGCCCGTACGTCTGATAGGGTTGACCTATCCGACCGAATCATCCTAGGTGGGTACCTGGATGAGTGCTGACCCTGGCTCTATTCGGCCGAATAACCAGGCCTGGCAACACTAGCATACAGTTGAAACGATCTTCACTGAATACTTAAGAATGCAGTCTCATACCTCCTGCTGCCAGTAATGATGGAAGAGGGTTTCCGGGGACGTTAATCTCTATGGTGACCCTCTGGCGACGTGCGCTCACAACGCCCGCACGTTGTCGTAGGAGGGCCGCGTTTCCTTCCTTTTCGTAGTTCTCCTCAGAGCCTGCGTCAGGGGGTCACCGCCTTTACTCGAAATACCCCTCTCTACCGTTGCAGGTAGAGAGGGGGTTTCACACTCCTTTTTTCTTTTGTATGATACACCGGGTAATGAAATTACAGCCATGTATTATACCTTTGAAGACGTCCAGAGGCATCACATGTCCAATACCAATGATCCACTGAAAACCGCAATGAGTGCTTTCGGTACACGCGTTGCGAATACGGCAATCCCTGATTTGAAAGTCGGTGAATCTGTTACACTGAAATTGAGTGTTCCGGAACTATCATCGATCGGACATGACTTCAATAGTCAACTGTTACGTAAAGCGTCATTAGAGTTAAAACCGGGTCGAGATACTTACCTGGTGCTGACGCGTAATGGTGGTGACGTCAAATTGACGTTGACGAAACGATTCTAAAGGTTCTATCCGAGTGTGGCGGAATTGGTAGACGCATCAGACTTCTAGTAAAATGAGCACCTTCGAAAAATGAACTGTAATGCGCTGAGACGTCATGAATCTCAGTTGCAAAAAGTCTCAATCGAAAGACGTTGGTGAATGTCATCAAATTCGGCGAACCCTTCTGTTTAATGTCGTTTAGGGCATGTCTTAAAATAGATCATACCACTACCTAACGATTATAGCACCTTTCTCTAGACTGTCCGTGATCGACTATAGTAGGAAGGCGCTTAAACATGGCAACGCCGAGCTAAGCCTTGGGATAATCAAACTAACAGTTACTTGATTACTCGAGGAAAGTGTAGAGACTTGACGGTGACCTCCTAACGGGTTAGACGGAAGATCAGGTGAATACTGATTCCGGTTCGAATCCGGGCCCTATGGAGAAGACAAAGTCCAGACCACGAACCGCACACTAACCGCGCGGGCGACGAAAGTCGAAGTGGTAAGAAAATCTGCTGAGGGTAACCTCGTAGGGGATCGAAGCCCCTCACTCGGACCATTATTGCTCTAAAGGAAATTGCTTTGAAGAAATATGTAGAAGAAGCACTGGAAACCTTTGCACAGAATCGCTTGCAAGAGCGTCGACCGGTAGAAACTATCGACGTTCAGCGACTCGTGAATCGTCCTAACAGGGGTTACTGTGAATCCTGCCAGCAACACAAACCTGCGCCGAAGCTCCGGACAAAAGGATGGCTGTGCCGTGACTGCAAAACAGAATGTCGTAAAGGAAACGTCCACCGAACGTGCGCTGCGTGAGTTTACAAAAGAATATAAGCGAGTGTACGGGACGACGCCGACACTAGAACCGGTGAATGGCTATTACCACGTCTTCGGGTACACGGATGGCATGTCCATCAAACGCCTCCGTGAGGTCACTCGCCAACTCAAACATCGGTCGACTTTGTAATGAGCACAACGATCACGTTCTACACGCTGCCAGCGCACTTAGAACGTGCGCGTGGCTTGATTGCGCAGTTCCCTGCACCCTATTGCGAGATTCCTTTGGAAGTCGATGCAGAACACATTGCCATTGCCAGTATCCTGCGGGATTGTGCTGAGCACGTTGTGGGCGCAGAGCTGCTTCTGGCATGGACGATTGCGGTGATTCCAGATGAGATCCCAGAGGAATTGGCTGAGCTCATGCAGGCATCTAAGTATCATGAGCATTACCGTAGCCTATTGACAGGCATGCAAGTCGGTGGTACTGTGTACCAGAAAATGGAAGATGTGGGCACACAGTCCATTTCTCGCACGTTACATCAACTCGACACTGACTCACACCGGGCCTATGCGGATTTGCTGTCAGGTGGATATGAGCTGATTCGTTGTGTGATGACGGAAGTGAGCCTGGATCAGAATACCTTGGATTGTGTCGCCAGCGATGTGACGGAGATGTTGACAGGGATTGTACCTGATATCGGGATGATTGCGAGCGTCAACGAATCGCGGTCGAATGTTGTGATGACATCCCCGAGTTCTGATCGATTACAATAAATCGCAAGGAGAGTCTCATGGCATTTGAATATTGGTTTCTACTGGTCGCGGTAGCAGCGTTTGCCTATACCGTGTATCAGAAACGTCCACGTGGGTGGTTGTTCCGGTGGTGTGAGGGGATGCCGAAGCGACCGAGCCGAGTCGGTAATGGATGGTCGTTTACCTTTCCAATGCAGGGTCAGGGACATGTGAATTACGTGCAGTGGTTTACGCCACCTTCACTGAAGAATGTGCGTGAACTGCATGCGTACTTTACCATTGAAGGATCTGAGTTCCAGACCATGGAACACTTCGATCCACCCCATCCTGCCACAGTGACGATGATTATTCAGCGTCGTGGAGATAACGGGAGTGCTGTGGGAGAGTATCAGAGTTATCGTTGGTATTCTAAAGAAATGGTGAAACTCATGCCAGGCACGTACTCGTTGAAGATTCCGTTGGACGTTGCCCATTGGGGCGATATCTACAACGGACATGACGATGCGTTGTTTCAGAAAGCCTGTCAGAACGTTGAGAGTATTGGATTGGTCTTTGGGTCTGCTGGTGGGCGTGGACATGGTGTATGTGCCACTGCGCGCTGTACTTTCACGTTACTGTCCATGGAGACGGTAAAATGAGCGATGATAACTTCTTTCGACGCATTGGAATTCCAGCATCATTAGCCGCGTTGGTCAGTGCTGCGGTGACGATGTCGTTCTTCATGTTCCAGATTGATAATCGCTATGCAAAGTCCGATGACGTTGCGGCGTTGAACGATCGAACGGTGCAGAAGATCGACGCGTTGACAACAGAGGTGTCTCGTCTGGTAGGGGTGACACAAGTCCTCGCACAGGTTGCAGGTCGAATGGAGGCTACCAATACACGTGTGATGCCAGTATCACCTCCTACGCCCGTAGCAGACGCTACAGTGGACATCAGTCCTAGTAATGTGACTACCCCACCAATCGTAGCTACAGAGCGTCCAGCGGCCTTACAGGACGTTCTAGAGAGTGCTCCGTTACCTCAGGTACCGGATACGCCTCCTAATCAGCCTGATGTTGCTGCGTTAAAGGAAACACTACGACAGACCGATGACGTTCTAGAGCTGTCTCGTCGGAATCTGAATACGATCCAAAAGTTCTGATTGACTAGGCCGGTATAACTCAGAGGCAGAGTACCTACCTTGTAAGTAGGAAGTCGAGATTTCGAAATTCTCTACCGGCACCAACACGTGGAGTACGTGACCTGCGGAGGTCATGTATCTGATTATCAAAAAGGAGATCGTCATGGAAGCAGAAACCGTAACATTCGAACGTACCCGTGTAATGCCGAACAAATTCCAGAATCAGAAACTGTGGGATGCCATTCAATCGATAGGCTATCGTTCAGTTTCTGAGTTCTGTCGTGACTTTAAATTGAATCCTGTCTATGTAAGTAGCTATCTTCGTGAAGATGGTATCCATAATCCAGTCACGAAAGAAGGTAATCCGACTGAAGTTGCTGAGCAGTTGATGGTCATCTTCCATCGGATGTACGATGACCTGTTCAACATTCCGTGTGAGGAAGACCTGGAGTCGCGGTCTGAACAGCAACGGCAACATGCGGAGGCCTATGTTGCCGAGCAGGGTATGTTGCAGTGTAATAGTTCGACGGAATGGTTCGACTGCGTCGATTTGGCTAGAACCCTCTATTCTGCTGTGGAACAACTGACTGCGAAAGAGCAATATGTGATCTGCAAGCGATACGGACTCACTGAAACTGAAATGACCTGTCGTGAAATTGGACTGGTATTCGACGAGGTTGGTGAATACAATGTCTGCGCTGGGCGTATTAATCAGATCGAATTGAAGGCGTTGCGTAAGCTGCGTCATCCTAATCGTTCGAATCGGTTGGTTACGTTCATCGGAGGATTAGAACGGCCAGTACAAGAAGCATTGTCACCGACACCGATTGATCAATCGGAACTGCGAGATACCAATGCCGAGTTGAGACGAGAATACTGGGAATTGGATGTTGCTATTCAGCGGTCTCAGGGCGGGTTAAAGAAGTTGAAAGAAATCCATAGTGCGGTTAACGAATTGGATTGGGTTAAGTTCGCTGACGAGCGGTCATCAAGGCATCATCTGGTATGTAAGTCTGGGACGCATATCAGGATGTTCGGTCGATTGAATTCACGCCGTGTAATTTGGTGTTCCATGTGCGGCGAGATTCTTGAGATGTATGACTTTAAAGCTGATAATGACGCGACTGAATATCGGCACTGGCTTACTCACAATCATCAGAAAATCGATGTGTTTGGTTATCGACTACGTATCCAAGCTGCGATAGCACATCAGGAATCGCTGAGTAACCACGCGCAGTCGCGGATGCAAGCCATTCGAAAGGAGTACCCATGGTTCGTCCCGTGCTAGTCTCGCAAGGGTTCGTTGTCAAAGGACCTGCGTCTGTGCGTTTTGTGGAGGAGCGTGCTGAGATAGCGACTGCGATTGCCGCGATTGTTGCCGAACACAACGCCAGTATTGATCACACAACACCTGATACTGACGATCTGTACATCGATGCGGATGACGTGTACGTACTCGAAGTGTTCAGTAAGGGTTGGCGAGGGCGTGTCTATGCGGATGGTGTTCGTGCTAATATGTCTATCGCAGAGTGGGACGCACGATTTGCTCTTATGATGGATCCATAGTCACTTGCCACTAGGCAGCCACCCGGCTGCCTAGTGGCGTATTTCAAAAGGAATGTTTAAATGAATGTAACGATTTTCGGTACCGGTTACGTTGGTCTTGTGACAGGTACATGTTTGGCAGACGTCGGTTGCAATGTGGTATGCGTTGATACTGATGTCACTAAGATCGAAGGCTTGCAGCAGGGCATCATTCCTATCTACGAACCTGGATTGGAAACGTTAGTTCGAGCGAATATAGCACGTCAGCGACTGCGGTTTACAGTGGACGTTGCTGAAGGTATCACACATGCAGACGTCATTTTTATTGCTGTGGGTACACCGACAACCGATTCTGGCGCTGCTGATCTGACCTACGTGAAATCAGTCGCAACCGCTATTGGCGGTCACTTGAATCAACCAACCACTATCGTGATTAAATCCACAGTGCCGGTGGGTACGTCGGATCAAGTGCGACAGATCATTCAATTCGAATTGGATAGTCGTGGTGTAGAGGTTCCATTTTACATGGCCTCAGTCCCTGAGTTTTTGAAGGAAGGGTCTGCGATCGAGGATTGTCTGCGTCCGTCTCGTATTGTGATTGGAGCCGACCATTCAGATACTGCGCAGCTACTGCGCCGTTTGTATGCACCGTTTAATCGGAATCACGATCGTATTGTGACGATGAGCATTCGATCAGCTGAGTTAACGAAATACGCTGCGAATGCCATGCTCGCTGCAAAGATCAGTCTCATGAATGAGATTGCAGTCATAGCAGAACAAGTCGGCGCTGACGTTGAGCAGGTACGTCAAGGGATTGGTTCAGATCCTCGTATTGGATGGTCGTTTATTTATCCAGGTGCAGGATACGGCGGATCGTGTTTCCCGAAGGATGTGCGTGCGTTAAGTCATCTGGCGCGGGAACATCGCGTAAACCCTCTCATCCTGGATTCTGTGGAGACACGGAATTTCTACCAGAAACAACATCTGTTCAGTTTGTTACTGCGCCATTACGGTAGCCGAGATGCACTGCTAAGTAAAACGATTGCGGTGTGGGGGTTGGCATTCAAACCAGATACGGATGATATCCGTGATGCACCAAGTCTGACGCTGCTCGATCAGCTGTACACAGCCGGGTGTCAGGTACAGGTGTATGATCCTGTAGCGACGGAGAACGTTCAACGATTACTGAATGGTCGTGATCGTCTTCGATTCGTCACTACAGCAACTGACGCATTGCAGAATGCGAATGCCTTGGTGATCTGTACGGAATGGAAGGAATTCCGTAGTCCTGACTTTGTTCAGCTCAGTGGGATCCTACGTGATCGTGTGATCTTCGATGGTCGCAATATGTATGACCCTGACGAGGTAGCAGCTCACGGTATTGCGTATTACGGAATTGGTCGAGGTCGATCTGTACAACGTATGTGATGTATGATATATGGAGAGTTACGCCGAGCGGCCTTGGTCTACGCCTTGAAAGCGATAGGTACCCTGACGGGTATGGGGATCGACACCTCAGCTCTCCGCCATCATTGCAAAGAAGGAACGTCATTCGATGGGTACTCACGACAAGCGGTTGTGCCAGTCCTGTCAGTTGCGTTGGATCTTTATTGACTCCAGCGTATGTCAGGTTTGTCTGAACAGGAGTCTGCAATGCACCTCATGTCTTGGCTTTGTCCCATCTGTCACCGACACAGACTCATCCTCGGACAGCACGTCTGTTCCCTCTGCACACTCCGCAGACTAGCGGAGCGTTTTCTACCTTCCAGGAAATCCAAATGAAATACTATCTGTCATATGACACGCGTTTATGACCGTTACGGTCTAAACCGGAGTCAGTACAATGTCGAGAACAGTTCGACGCAAAGCTAAATGGTTGGTTCGTCAATATGTGGGCCGTGATCTCGAAGATTGGTGCGCGCCGTGGGCAGGGTCTTTGAATTACCTCTCCTGGGAACGCCAGGAATCTGAACGTACTGGCGTATCATTGGAAACGATGTACGCTCAGCGATTGGCAAAGCATTATAGTGACAGTGGTCGTGGTCATTATGGTGTTCCGCATAGCTACCGACACTATTACGGAAGTGTTAAGTTCCGTTCCCGGGAACGTCAACGCCAGCATCGTGCGTTGCAGTACGATGAATGGGACCAGTATCCCACCCCTAAGTTCCCGCGCGATGCGGGTTGGTATTATTGGTGATTAACATGGTAACGTACAATCAGGGTAAGATAGTCTACCCTACCGGAGCGTCCGGTAGAACGTACAATCAGGGTAAGATAGTCTACCCTACCGGAGCGTCCGGTAGGGAGATTATTGAGGACCATTGTAATGGCAAAATCAGCACTGAATCGACACCATCGACAACGGATGCTGCAGAGGTGGCAACAACAACATCCGAAGTCAACTTCGGAATCTCGCGCGATTAATGACACGGAATGGCGTGAGAGCGCAATGCGCCGTTACGTGAAGACGCGGACACCGTGCTCCTGTCGACTGTGTCGTAGTAGCCGTAAACTGTACGGGAATGGTCGTGCTGCACTGACCTTCCAAGAACTGCGTCACCCCATTGAGTTTGAATAATCCTTGGCCCCTCCCTAGCCCATAAAGGCTAGGGAGGGGCCAGACTACTATAAAGGAAACACAATGTCTTACGATTTACGCTTGTATGTAACGATGCCTGGCGATGCTGACGCTACGGGCAAATTGACGAACATCGGTCACATGGCTGTGAACGGTAACCTCCCCCCCATGTTGCCTCCGATCAAAGGGTTTCTCAAACACATGGAGACGACCGCGGTTGAGGATGATACCCTGATTTTCCAAGGAACGGTAGAGGATGCCCTCATTCGTCCGGTACTCTCCAACGCAGAAACAACCCTACAGACGTTTATGATGCTACCTCTAATTGCATCCATGTCAACGGGTGTGGACGTCGGTAATATCAAGGTCACTATCGCCTGTGTGGATATGACAACCTCACGCGCAACACATTGTTCGATCTCACAGCTGGCAGACGATGCAGCGGCGTTTGCGACCACGGGACGTATTCGAGCACCATTGTTGGAGTACGGTACCGTACTGGATGCATCAGTGCAGGATGAGAATCCGTTGCAGGTCCAGGTGTGGGAAGGTACACCTAAAGAGATGTTGGAGACGATGCTCTCTTATCTGGAAGCGGGACGTACAATAACAAACTGACTGTGCGGAAATAAACATACACTCGCAATCGTTTGAGTTCCATTACTAAAAAAGGAAGCGTTATGTCTACTGAAGTGAAAGCTGCGATCGTCAAAGTCATTAACGAACATTTCATTCGAGATCGCGATATTGATTCATCCTTTCATTTCGAAGAAGACCTGGGCATGGATTCCACGGATGTACTAGAGCTGGTCATTCATATCGAAGAGGAGTTGGGTATCGAGATTCCGGATGAGGACCTAGTCCAGGTACGCACAGTGGGAGATATGGTACGGGCTGTTAAGAAGCGGTCGAAGTAACTACTATAACTCCTAGCCGCCCGACGTTGACGTCGGGCGGCTAGTTCATATCCGCTCAGGAGTACATCATGTCGCCATTATCCCCGCCAAGAATCGTTTGCGCGGCAAACAGGTACTCTCTGAAGGACGGCGGTTGTGTCGTCCTACCAGCGCCTAGGCATCTGGATACGACCATGCGCGTACTCGTTCGGCAATTCCTTTCAGTTATCGATCTGAATGGTCGATCTAGTTACGAGGAGGGATTCATTGACCAGCACGGGCGTTTCTATGACCGACAGCACGCTTGGATGATTGCGGCCTTGAATGGTCAGATCGTTAAGCGTGTTGGCGGCGATGGCCCTGAAGGCCACGGTCTTTTCAGCGAGAACCTCTACTAATGTTTACTGTCACCGATTTCCTAAAGATTCTCGAACGCAGCCATCAGCAGTCTGGTCTGACGAGGCTCAACTTCCTGCGTAGCGATCTGAAGCATTCTTCGTGGGAGTGGGTGTGCCGCTTTGTGACGATTACGTAACCGTTGAGAATAGATGGAGGTGTACTATTGATCTCTTCACAGTACAAATGGCGAGGTGGCGCCAGTTAAAGGAACGGAACATTGAACTGATTGACACCACCGCGAAGTCAGGGCACAGCGTTTGGTCCCCTACATGGGACATGGTAATGCGCGTAAAATCAGGGGTGATCTCCGAAGAAGCGTACACCGCAGCCTATGTCGGTATGATGCGGTATAGCTACCTCCACTACCCTGACGAGTGGAATCGGCTGCTCTATGCAGAAGGACCGGTTGCCATTGCGTGCTACTGTTCCTCGACACAAGGTACGTTCTGCCATCGTCATCTCCTCAAGGATATCTTAGAGAAGATCTGCTTGTCCAGAGGAATCCCGTTTGAGTATTACGGGGAGTTTATATGAACACGTTCAGATTCCACACGGATTGATTAAAGGGAAATAAGATGTCGAATATTGCGGAAATGAATCAACGCGTCTTTCAAATCGAAGCAGACATCGATGACGTCGATCACGAGATTCGTAGTTGTCATGAGTCGATACTGGAGCTGCGAGGGATTCGTAAGGAGGCGAATTACGATTGTAATACCGATGCATTGCGTCGAGCAGAACGGCTCGTCGAGGACTTCGAAGGGAGTTTGAGGAGACTCTCTGAGTTACGTGATCAATTACTGATCATGAAAGGGAGGTTCCTAGAACACATCAGTGCTATTGATGAAACGGAACATTGAACGACATTTCACCCACATATTACCTATTTGACTCGATCTGAGTCATTATAGGGAATGTAACATGAAACTAGGTCCAATGTTGAAACTACACGGTAACTTGAATCGCATTGCTGAATTCAATGCGATGGGTGCGAGTTACCGTATACAGGCGGTTGTGTTCCAGGAATACGACATCGACGTAACTGCTGAACAGCTTAGTACTACATGTTTTACGAACGATCAACTGTCGAGAAAAGCATTGCCTAAGAAAGCTGTGCGAATGATTGAAGGTATGTTGGACGTGATGCGTAAATACGAGCTTGCTGAGCGAGCTTTGGAAGCAGATGATGAAACTGGGACCGGGACGTGATACCTGAACAAAAACAGAATCTACACGAGAACCTCGATCGGATTCTCGAGATGCGTGCAGGTGGCGCAGGTCCGCGAGTGCAAGCAGCCACTTTCCAAGAGTACGGGATTAACGTGACGGCCGAAGATCTCGACGGCGTGAATCGTTCGATGGAAGAGCTTTCCAATAAAGCACTGCCTAAGCAAGCTGTGAAAGTTGCATTACATGCCGTCGGCGTAATGCGTAAATACGATCAGCTCGAACGTGTAATGGAACCGACTGTACAGCTCGCCATTCAACAACGTTCCACTACCAGCGACGCAGACGACGAAACATAGCTATTTCTCCTGGTGACAGACATAACGCCTACACTCCTAGCGGCCGCTAGGAGTGTAGGGCGACTATGCTTTTTTCTTTTAGCCAATCTGAGTACGACTGACTTCATCCAACTGGAACTGATAGCCGACATTCTGAGCCTTCACGTCAGCCGAGATATCGTCGTACCACTCCAGCGAGAACGCACGGTGGAGATTCGGGTTCATGCCATTCAGATCCAGCATCGCCAGAATCTTCTTGGCAAACTCGTTCACACCCGCACCGACCTGGGTCATAGCAGTGTATTCGATCGAGTACTCCGCCAGCTGACCACCCTGGGTCAGGTCACGGCTACCCACACGCTCACCCGCCGACTTCGGCATCATGTTGCAGCACAGCCATGCGTACTGCACCTGCTGATGGTTCGGATCCGGCTCAATGAACAACATCGTCGCCGACCGGTAATCCGGCAGGAAATCCATGTTCTCACGGCGGGTATTCGGATTGGCAATCACAGTCGGATACTTCGTGATGGCATCGCCCAGGAGACCTGAGATCCAGCCTTCGAAGAACCGATTGATGACCAAACCGTACTTATCCACATACGCGAATGTCGGAGTCGACACCTGACGCTTGGTATCACTCCAGTCAGCCTGCATTTCACCAGCACCGCCGACAGCGGTTTCCTGGAATTCAGCAGTCAGGGTGGCATTCAGACCTTCAATAGACTTCGGGTGGAGTTCCACCAGAGCCTTGAGGGTACCGGTCCACACTTCTTCTTCCCCGAGGTCACGGAACCCACGCGGGGCTTCGATGAGGATCGGGATGATGTTCTTGCGCACATACGCAGCATTCGAAACAAACCCACGGAAGTCCGTAGTGGCACCATTCTGGGCACCTTGGCGCAGGTCAACAGCAATGGCTTCTGAGTGCTTGATATGTGCCTTCTTTTCCAAAACAGCATCTTGGAGGCGCATTTTGTAAAACTCCTTCAAAAGAGTCAGTAATGATTGAAATGTTCAGTCGATCAATGCAGGGGGTGTCTGTACACCCCCTGATCCACTGATCTCTTTCTTAGGTCTCAGTATTCAAGCTAGAGAGACGCCGCGCGACGATGGTGAAGCTCCCTGCAGTTTTCATAGAGCCAACATACATGTTGATCTCACATGACCAGCTATAGCCACGCTGCTTATCAGCGGCGGTGTAGTAGGTACGTGGGATCACCACGGCACGGGAGTCATAACGACCACGGACCATCTCAGCAATCAGGTCATCCGAACGTTCCAGGAACTGTTCATCCGTCCACTTACTGTTACCGGTCATGTCACGCCATGCACGCTGCGCCACCTTCTCCAGGTCGATCGCAATCCACATGTTGGCAGCCGCATTCAGGACTGAGGTATCGTCGTTGTAGACTGTCTGAATCGCCGGGAAGAACTTCGCACGACGGTCGTAGTCTTCGATCCACACCAGACCATTATCCCAGTCACGATAGCGAGCCGCTTCCGGCTTCCAACGCGAGTTTACGTCAATGAACGACTGGATCTGGTTATTCGGGATCTGGTCAAACGAACGGGTGCTGGTCCAGAAGCCATCGCCACTACCCATGTAGGCTGCAAACTTACGCAGCATCTCAATGGTGCATGGGAGGTAGCCACGATACGGCGAGCTCACCAGATGACCAGAATGTCCCACAATAATCGCACGCACCACCGAGGTCCCGTACAGGGTCGATTCCGGATAGTTACGCGCCATGTTATTCAGGGACAGGGCCAGACTGGACTCTTCCGACGGCTGCAGCTGAGGTTCACCAACCACATGCGTACCCACGATGACACCCACGTCCTTACGACGCGACATCGGGATGAAGAACGCTTGCTTGGTGTCCAGTGCGAAACCGGTATCGTAATAGGCACTGACCGGATACTTGGCCCAGTTCAGCATGGCAATGAGGTTACCCTCACTATCCGTTGCAGAACCATAGTTCAGAAGCTGATTACGAACCAGCAGGTCGAACGCAGTATCGTTCATGGTACCGTCAGAACCACCTGCCGCATAGACCTGGCTGCTTTCCGAGAACCGCTGACCACCGCCGGTCGGACCGACGAGCTCCACGGTGTAGTACGGGATGCCGTCATATGACTGCGCGGTAAACGGATTGACCGAATACAGGTACGGATCGGTGTCATCCGGCATGGTCAGGGTCGGCAGAGTCCCACGCGGGGCTTCCAGCAGACCGATCTCAGCAAGGATGGCATCGAGGTTCGCACGATACAGGCGCTGACGACCAAACGGACCGTACAGCGGGGTTTCAGAGCCCGGGTTGGACATGTCCTGATACGCATCGACGATACGATCTTCGAAGCTATAGTCGAAGTCACGCTGGGTATCGACCGCATTAGGCTTCAGGGCAAAGTCAACCCACATATCGCCTTGCTTCGTTTGCACGATATTCGGCGACATGGTTTCTTCTTCACGACGCAGGATCTGCAGGCGATAGATCATCGACTGGATCGCAGAGACCGCATCACTGTTCAGCTGGATTTCGTCATCAGTGTTCGGTGCAGTAATACGCACCGCAATGTTGTTACCGTATGCGCCGATGTGATTGACTTCGAACTCCATGATCGGATAGATCGTCGAGGTCGTATAGCCATCGGTGAACGAACCGACACGCGGCGACACGTCACCGAAGTCTTCAGTCGTCGAACCTGCAGTCCAGGAGTTCACAACCCACTTCAGCTTATAGCCGGGGAGGGTTGCACCTGCACCCACGATCGGAATCTTCTGACCGCTACCATTCAGCAGGAACTTCTTGGTGATCGGATCACGCTGGTACTGCTGCACCGGAGCTGAGATCACATCGAGCGAAAGCAGAACGCGCGAACGCGGGCCCGCATTGGCAGGGATCACGCGCTGCAGGAAGCAGGCATTACCTTCACCCAGACACACCTGGGCACCCACCGACTGGTGGTTGTAGTAGGTATAACGTGGGTCCAGGGTTTTCTCACCAAACAACGTGGTAAGCGCCTCACCGGTCGTATAGATCGGCTCTTCGGGACCCTGCTCAGCGTACACATAGAAGTGCGGGAGGTGAGTGGGCAACTCTTCCGCATCACGAACGGGCACGCCGCGAGACAGGTCGCGGATACCACGCAGGTACGGCATCGGTGCGCCGTTGAAAATGATGGAGCTTGACATTGATTACTCCCTAGGGATTTTGATTCACATTCCAGGCCTAGTCTTGGTACGCGTCCCTTAAAAAGGCCGAACTTAATGCTATGTTAAAGCTGATGCTGAGCATCAAATGATAGCGTATTAGTCGTTTGCGTTACTTTTCGCAGGCGTCAGAACACACTCGAGGATGATCATGTTCAATCACACCTACGATACAACGGCTTGTAGCGCTTATTCGATGCGAGACATTAAATCCGCACTCGTCAAAGCGAAGATCAACGGTGAACTAGAAAACTGTGTCACAGTGGAAGGCCGACGGTTGAACGGAATTTTTTACGTCACGCCATATTCTAAAGCGATTGGACCGTTCCATCATCCCGTTGAGATTGAGTTAACGAATGGTGAACGCGTCATCGTGGTGGACCAACGTCCGAACTTAAGTCTCCAGCGAACTGGAGAAACCAAGATTGCGCAATCTACCCACTATACCTTCCTGACCTTACGCGGGATGTTGGAATATCTCTGGCGACACGATGGGATGGAGGATCTCCAACACCTAGGTCAGATTCCTTTCCGTGTTTATGCACGTTGGTTGTCTGAGAGTATCGTGCGCCGGCTGGGACTGCCGCCGGATGAACAGCAGCGCGTCTCCGCATTGGCTGGGTATTTTTATCAATGTCAGTTCTTACCATTTGCTGATCTGAAAGGCGACCAGAAACTGCAGATGGCGGTGAAGATTCGTAATTACGTTGGGATTCCCACAGACGTCACATTACCGTTGATTGATCCACTGATCATCTTAAATGACTTGAGTGAGTTCTGTGAAGCGGTTCGTGAGATGATTCCGAATCCTCGACTGAATAATCTCAACCCGGCGTTCTTGATCTCGATTTGCAGTAACGTGTGGTTTGGTCCGGCTGCAAAAGAAGTCGCTGCTGCGGCTTTGGAATATCCACCTGCATTCATGGCCATGGTCTATACTGCGATGAACGATCGGACCATGCACGGCGCACAGTTCACGAAGCTCGTAGAGTCTGTCTCGAAGCCTCAACAGGCGACTGAGTTCAATACCGGTATGCGTCATTGCCTGGAGGTTGTATACGATGTTTGATTACTTGATTCACCATGCACGACAAACGGTGTGGTGCAGTCCTCAACAGGACATGCAGGTAATCTTCTGTCCAGCGAAAATCAATCGTCGTAGCGGGAGTATTGTATCAGGTCCACATTTGTGGTCTCGAATCAATATGCCGACCTCCACTGGGTTTTACCATCTGTATCAAATCGGTCAGTTAACACCGTATCTCATCGGTCTGTTACCTGAATCGAATGGTTGGGTAAAGCTCAGTGACGTCATGGTCACTGAACGCATGATGATTGACCTTTACGTGAACAACGGTCGTAAGCTCCCCTGCGGGTTAGCGTATTATCGATGGACAGAAGAACGTAACCTGATCCTTGCCGTGTTGGATCTTCCGCAGATTGCGAATCTTCGAGATGATCCCCTATATATTCGATTGTATTCGAATTCATTCCTCGCCAGTGTTCGCAGTGATCCGTTTGATCATCGCATCGAATGTGACACAGCGGTGATGTATAACAACACGATTGGTGAGGATTTCTTAAACACGTATAACGCGAAACGGCTACTGAACCCTGGGTTTACGTGGTTGTTTGTCAACGGAGTGTACGTCGATTCGTTCATTCCGTCACTGACCGCACCTGGGTCGATTCTGGAATGGGTCTATGACAGTACGGTGAAAGCGGTATTGGACATCCCATTAGCCAGTGCACCGAATTTCGTCAGTGACCTGGATGCTAAGCAGAAGTATCTACTCCACTATACAGGGAACCAGGTCAATGGTCCGATGGTAGATTATCGGGATGACATTGACTTCTATTTGATTCGTCCGTATATGCGCGGACCGTACCCTGCGTTTGAGGGTGTCTATTACCACAAGAATCAGAATGATGCCACGCGTATGGTCACCCATCGGGATTACAGTATCACGGTCCCTTACGTCGTGAATTACCAGGAACAGTTTGCAGGATGGACCGATATCCATGACCTGACGGCGCGTGTGATTATTCGCCATTCTGGTTGGCAGCGCCCGTTGGTTCATGAGCACGGTCATATTCGTGATCTGTATAAGCTACCGGCAGCGTTAGTACAAGACGCCATGCATGGAACGGAAGCCACTGTCCCTGTGTGGCAGGTGGCTAATCTCGAGAATAGCTACTATCCTCGGATCATGGACGCCAATGCAGAAGAGATCACGCCATTGATGGTGCAGCGCGCGTATGGGTATAATGCGATTGCGAAACTGGTGGCGGATACACCGCAATTCGTCGAGGACGTGAACGGTCGTCGTCAGGTGGATCTCCCCCCTGGTTTGGAAGCCAATAGCACCGTCTTTGAATACAATGCGAACGGATTGCTGATTGATTACCAGTACCACACCTTAGGTGCTGAGTATACGCCGATGCATCCTGAGACCACGATGATTGAGGCGCTAGTGGGACGTGGTCGTCCTGCATTACCCTACACGTACAATCAGATGACACAAACGGTGGATCCGACGTTGAATCATCGGTGCTACATTGCGCAGCGTGTCGGTAATACGATACTGAATGATACCTGGCAAGACGTCACAGGCGACGAGACGAAATACTCGATTGTCGGGAATCAACTCGCATGGGCGATCAATCCACTGAATTACGTGACACTCGTCATCGATGATTTGGATTTCGTCTGTTATTCCTTGAATCTATCCCCTGCAAATGGGTTGCTGAAGTTCACAGTGGGTGCTCAGACACCGTTAGTGAATATCCCCCCTGGTCGTGTGGACGTGTTCTTGAATGGACATGCGTTGATTGAGTCGTTAGACTTCCGAGTCGTATGGCCTCAGATTGTCATTACGAATAAAGAGTTCTTAAATGACGGATTGATGCAGCAGATTGTCGTCCGTTGTACGGGATTCTGTCAGAACGACTTTACTCGTGAGACGCCCGCTGAGTTTGGATTTATCAAACATGGTCAGGTCTCTCGTAATGCCGTGTATAACTTGCGTGATGACAGGATCATTCGCATTGTGGTGAAAGGTCGTACGTACGATCGCAGTCAATTGGAGTTCGTAGAGTCTGATGACGGGGATCGATTGACGTCAGATTGGAATGGGTACCCGTACCAAATTGAGAACGTGGTCGTTCCCTTACGTGGGTTAGTGGACGGGGAAGATACTTACTCGTATCGTGCGAAGTCATTGGTAGTCGATACGCAAGTGGCCGATTACTTGAACCTGAAGCTTCCTGAGCCTGTGGAACCGAATCCGAACATGAGTTTGGAACGGTATCAAATCTACAGCCCGTTCACGTCTACGATTATCCATGACGTTGTGAATGGTGTATTGGATATGCAACCGTTCAGAGGGTTCTATTCGAATGCTGACGTATTAGATCGATTGGAAGAGTATCGTTATCTATTGGATTACGATGCTGCATTCCTGGAAGACCTCGATGATCAGTTCGTAGTGATCCATCCACACAACTTGATGATTGAGATTCGGCTAGACATCTATCAACACAACTTCGTCTCACGTGCTGTGCACCTGTTCCTCAACGATCGAGTGGATCTGAGTCGCTTCCTCGTCATTGAGTCTTAAACTGAAGGAATCATTCGATGAGTGTACCGACACCTCCCTCTAACTTGGTTCGTCAACCGAATCGAGGTTTCACCACGTTCCACATTAGTGAGATTTACGTACCTGGTGGCACGGGTCTATATGTCCCGAATGTGAATGATCTGATCATCGATTACCAAGCAGGGTTCTATCGCTGCAGTGTCGTGGACTACACGACTGGTATTTCTATATTGGTTCCGTGGGATCCACCACGCCATAATGACCTCGTCACTCAAGAAGACGTGCTATTGGGCTCGGGTCCTGGCCGTGCTTCAGAATCGTATCGTGCTTATCTGGATACGTCTGTGACACCATTTGCACTCAGTCTCGATGCACGATTGCATCTGTACGGGTCGGGTAATCGTTACATTAAGGCGTTCCGTGGCGTCGATATCAGTGCGGCATCCGGTGATGTGATCTCGAGATTCTACAATCAGTCTGGTAGTTACCTGGGTGAGAACATCCCCCTAGAAATTGTGGCGATGGAAGACCACAATAACTACTCTATCCAAACGCCGATGGTGTTTTATACACTGACGGAGATGGATGACGGTGAAGTCGTGACCATTGTCGTGTATGACGATGCGGGGAATACTCGTTCCGTGAATTACGTGACGGTGAAGAACACGAGTTTCGTTCGTACTGTGGATATGAGCTTGGAATACATCACTGATATTGCGCTGGAATGTCCGTATCTGTCCAGCAGTGATCCGACGACTCTGGAGATTCCGCTGAACATGGTGGTGGCCAATATCCCGATGATGGGTGTGGTGACCTATAACAGTGGTCGTACGGCACGCATGAATGTCGATGGGACGAAGTTCTCGTTGTTGGGTACAGAGAATTTCATCGCTACCCGTGCAGGTCAGACCGTTCCAATTGCGCTGTCGTATAGCATCGGCCCTGGTGAGCATAGCTACTCGATGACGCCGAGTGTGAATAACCACATCACCAAGCAATACCAGATCCGCACAGCGAATCCGGATAATGCGTATAAGGTGAAGTTGTTCGCATGGCCGTACTGGGTGGATGCGATCACGGGCTATCGTCTCAAGTTCTACATGACGAACCTGGAACGCAACTACATTTGGGATGTTACGAACAAGGTGACGCAAGGCGCTGGTGCACGTGCGTACAATCCGCTGGAATACGCGGCATTGCAACGCGTGACGTTCATGGTGAACTTGAATGCGGTGGATTCGCTATTCAGCCCGTACAATCACGTGGAGACCTTCGACATTAACCTGTCTGGACCGCCGAATGATTCGCTGACCACGTTCTGGAATGCCGGATATGAACCGAACCAGAATCCAGCCTACGGTACGAATACGTTTGCTACCGTACATTACAACGCGGTGAATAGCTATACCGTGAATGTTTCCAGTGGAGCGACGACACAAGCACAGTGGTTGGATCGACTGTACTACCGTACACTGCCGCTGTTGGATGGGTTCGCAGAAGAAGTACCGCTGCTGCCGACGCACTTCTACGTCACCAGTGGCAACCAGCGTGTCCTGTATCCGATTGCCCAATGGGGTACGGCGCTGGCGATGACAGATGGTCCTGAGACGGGTCAGAACGTCTACATTGAGTTCATCCGTCGGATCAGTGGTACAGATTTGCAACTGAGCACTGCTGCATTGCCAGTTCGTCGTGTATAAGTAATCCAGAGCCCTCCGGTGGAATTCCACCGGAGGGCTCTATTTTGTAATGATTGCAAGGATTGTGTTATGTCTCAGAATGAATTGCCGCTGCTGTGGATGTCAGACTGGAAACGGTTTCCAGGAGCAATCGTTGATGATCGTACGAGCAATGCCTCGTTTATTCGTTATGCGCAGCTGCTGCGTAGTATGGGGGTTCGAAACTGTGCATGGCCATTGGCATTGATTCATCCACAACTCCAGGGGGTTGATCCACATAGCCCCGATCTGGACCCGATGCAGAAGGTGTTAATTCGTATTGAGTGCGACCTAAATCCTTGGTACGTATTCCGTGAGATTCTGCGTCTCCCACCCAATGCAGGTATCCGTCCTATTCCATATCGAGCGAATCGTGGGAATATGGCGTTGAACTTCTGTTTCTATAATCACATCGATTGCGCATTGATCCAGCCGCGTCAGACAGGTAAGTCAGGCTCTGTGGACTGTTTGGCGATTGATACCATGGACATTCGTGCCCACAGTACCATGATGTATCTGATTACCAAGGACGCGCAGCTACGGCAGGCGAATATTGAACGATTGAAAGGTATTCGGTCATTACTCCCCGATTACCTACTGACACTCACTCGAGAAGATTCTGATAATCAACACGAGCTCACCAATAAGTACCGTGGGAATCGATACCGGACGGGTGTCGGACGTTCTGCTGAGTCCTCTGCCAACAACCTGGGACGCGGCATGACCTGCCCGGTCTTCCAGAATGACGAAGGACCCTTCACCCCCTGGATTGGTGTGACGCTGGAAGCAGCATTGGCCGCCGGCACTGCCGCGCGATTACAAGCGAAGGAAGCAGGGGAACCGTACGGGAATATCTTCACGACAACCGCCGGTAAGAAAGACAGTCGTGATGGTCGGTATATGTACAACCTGATCCATTCAGGTGCATCCTGGGATGAACGGTATTTAGATGCAGAGTGCCAGGAAGAGTTTGAAGAAATGATTCTACGAGCAGGTCGTTCTGATAAAGCGCTCGCAAATATCACCATGAATCATCGTCAGTTGGGGTATGACGATCGTTGGTTGTATGACGCAATGGCCAATGCCTTACGCAACCCTGATTCGTCGAAAGACGGCGTCGAACGTGACTTCTTGAATGTGTGGACATCTGGTAGCTTGAGTTCACCATTGTCTGCAAAGCTCAATGAGGTGATTTTCAACTCTGTGGTGGATACGTCGTATACAGAGATCACACCAGAGCGGTATACGATTCGTTGGTACATCCCTGAGGATCAGATTGCGGAGTACATGTCCAATAGTTGGTGTGTGCTCGGGACCGATACGTCCGATGCCATTGGTCGAGATGCAACAGCATTGATTCTCACAGATCTCAGGGACCTACGTACAGTCGCTGCCATTACAATCAACGAAACGAATCTCCTCAGGTTCTCTAACTTCGTCGCTGATTTCCTGATTCGATATCCTCGCGTGGTCTGGGTCCCAGAACGGAAGAGTTCGGCGCCTGGGATTATTGATGTTGTCACAACACGTCTCCATGCCGTTGGTCAGGATCCGTTTAAGCGTATCTTCAATCGCATTGTGGATGAAAAGAATGAACGTGGAGAATTGTTTACTGAGATCCAGCGTAGTGTCCATGCGCGCAACTCACACTTCTACGATTCGTATAAGCAGTATTTCGGATTCATGACGTCGGCGCAAACGCGTCAGTTACTCTACGGAAACGTACTCCAAGAAGCAGCTAAAACAGCAGGGCATCTGGTGTATGATCGGGTGTTGTCTTCGGAGATTCGTGAGTTGGTGATCAAAAACGATCGTATTGACCACAAAGAGAGTGGAAACGACGATCACGTCGTCGCATTTTTGTTGTCGCATTGGTTTGCTCGATTCGCACGTAATCTCACGTATTACGGAATCGATGCAGGCTACGTCATGAGTGACGTGTATCGTTACGATGATGATGAGACACCTGGCGATACGGCAAAGAAAGAACAGCAACGTCGTCAGTTAGCGGAAATTGAAGCTGCTGTGGAGCGATTGAAAGCGGCGCGCGATCCATTGATTCAAATGAAACTCGAGCAGCACGTGAAACAATTATCGAGTCGTGTGGATCAGAACCTACTCGGTGGTGAGCAAACCATCGAGCAGATGTCTGAGAATGCAGCGCGTGAGCAAGACATTCGTCGTAAGGTCACACCTAATCGCGGTAGGATTCGGTTGAATACGAATCGGTTCTATTCTGGCTATTGAACATACCCCCTCCTAGAGCCTCGCAGGAGGCTCTAGGAGGGTCAGTATGTCATACCAGTACTACCGATGTACCATCGACTGACAGGCGGTCTAGATACGCGCTAATGGCGCGTATGTGAGGGTATTCCGTATGGAGTAACCCACGACTACTTAAATTAGGGAAAATGACCCGCTCCAGTAGTTTAGGATTGACTTCATTCGCATCCCCAGACAGGACACGACCTTCTACCTCAAAGATCGCTCGCTTAACGTCTGGCCAGAAAGAGCGCTGGTATCGCATTAAGTAAATCACGCGGTGTGACGTAATTTCCAGCAGCAATTCCCCGCGACCGTACGATACAGATGCAGACTGATGGCGCGTTTCTCCAGACACCACCACGGTCTCACTCGGCCCTTTTAACCATTCGGTCAATGCACCAAAGAATCGCAAGAGTTTCATGCCCTACACTCCACGTCATGAATAGTGCTGCATGGCCAAGCAGCGTAACACGATGTAGAGAACCATCGCTGTCCGAACCCCGGCATGAATACTCTGATTCTTACTGGAGACGGACCGTTGTACAATGCGCTCCGCTAAGTCGCGCATTTTCAGAAGGGTTTCGTCACTCATTCGAGAGGCGGTATACAATGCCCGTAAACGAATCAGTAACGCTTCTAGATTGATATCTTTCCCGTACTGTGCTCGGTTATCAATCATAAGCTGGAAGCAATGCTGCATGGCTTCATCCACGAGCTGCTCCACCGCCTCAGCACCTTTTACACGATGGTTTAATGACATCCATTCCAATGCTTCTATCAGATGCCGTTCAGGGACTGTGTGCATCAAATCCGTGATAACTGAAACGAGCTCTGAACGAACAAATGACTTTCGATCTGAGATGACCTCATGGATATACCGTAAGTACGTGGTGAACTTACGTGATTTATCGCGTAAGATCGCTTCACCGTCGATTTCCGTCATGCTCCGGTCGGCAGTGATACGAGTTTGACTATCGCGCATCTTGTAAAACTGTGCGCAGATGTTCTTGATCAATTCCCGCAATCGACCTTGCACGTCGTTGATGAAGTACGTAATCCCACTATCTGACGTAAACTTCACATAGGTCTGGTGATGAATGGAACGTGCGGAGGTAATCTCCTCAGCACGTAGTGCAAACAGTTTACCCCACGTCCCTGCAGTTTTGATTGCATATTTACGGGACAGCGATGCCATCGCTGCTTCCATGACGGCTTGGTCCGCCGGGAACTTAAAGTAATACGAGAGGATACTCCCCATGAACTTATACTGCATGACGAGTGCAGTGGCCTGCATTCCTCGTTGACGATCCTGTATACTTAAGGATTTACTGTTAGAGAGCTCATGGAGAATCCAAGCAACTGACAGGTTAAATGCATCCGTCGCACGTTTCCAGTCTTTACCCTTCAGGTAATCCACTCGTTTCAGCGCGTCATCAAGATCTAATTCATCTAAGCCAATGACTTCTAGGAACCACGTATCTCGCATGGATTGCGTGAACTTAAAGGGGTATACGCCCGCAAGTTGACTCCCAAGGAAGTCCGTCTGAGATTCAGAATACGTGGCAACATCTCGTTCAAACTTCGTGAGTCGATTCACTAGATCGCGATCTGCTTGGAACTGTATCCCCTGTGCAGCAGTCGTAAATACATCCCGTATCGTGGTCATGCTCCAGGAATCCAGTAGTAAAATAAGTCAAAGGATTGGGTTCGAGATTCGATTATAAAAGAAAATAAACCTATACTACTAACCTGACCAACCAAGACAATTCCGTCAAGGTGCTTCTCAAAAGGAGTTTTACAATGAACAATTCCAGCCGTGATTTCGAAACAATGTATTTCCATGGTACCAAGTATCTGGAACGTGAAATGGACAAGGTCATGTCTAATACTGACCTTGTCCAAAATGTTGATAAATTCCGTGCGATGCACGACCAGATGAGGTATCATCTGCAGCACGTTACCTCGAAAGAGGTGCGTGAGTTCGCCGCCCACATGGGCCTGGAAATGACCAAGGAAGGAACAGATATCGGCGTCTGCATCCCGGTGATCGTGGATGATCGACCTGTCCACGGTAAGCTGTGGATCGGCAATACTGGCAACGCGTATGTCGTTGTCAACCTGACGGGTGCCCGTCAGGGTCCGTTCTATGAAGGCGGAAGTTATGTCCTCGGTACCCCGAAAGGGTTCGAGGAGGCGGCGTGTGAGATTGCACGTCTCATCGAGACGTATCAGAATTGGTACGTCGAAAATCAGACCGTGGCTGCGTAAGCAGCACGGTTGTTACAAGCGCCTCCATTCAGGTGTATCACCTCATCAGTAGGAATGGCTACTGGTATTTGTCCATCTCAACAAGGAGATTACAATGGACGACGTAATGAAGTACGTGTTGATCGCCGCCGGCCTGGCGGTGGTGGGTACCGTCGGCTACCTGGGCTATAAGGAATTCTTCGGAGAGAATTCCGAAGAGCGCCCTGACCAGGCGAAGCCGCATGACAATGCGGATCTGGCGGGTGATACCGCCAAGGCGCCTGCAGTGTCTGACGCCGAGCCGGCGCTGACGATCTGAGTTCCACGGCAGGGAGGAGGTCCTTTGGATCAGGCGTCCTCCTCCCTGTTTTTTTGCCAGTTTCTCTGGATTTCCCCTCTATAGTCTAATTTCATGATTAATATAATTAGTCCTAATTTCTGTTATGTTATAAAAATAATTATGTTTATTTATAGTAGTGATGATATCTTTGGAGTATCCTACTCTTTTTTTTTTAATACTTTAATATATTGATTACTAAAGTAATAGAAAAGATATAAAAACACAATCTATAAAAGTTAATAAACTATTAGCTCTTTGGTGCATGACAGTTTTTTCGTCATGCCAGTTCTGAAACATGTTTCGTAAGTGAGGTTTGGATTGTGATTTTTATTTTTGAAGTATAGATTCTATGTCTATTGTTTTTTGAAAAATGAAGTATGTTTTGTTCCTTTCGAAAGGCTTTCCCTCTCATGGGGAAAGCCTGTAGTTACATCGGTAGGGTATGAGCTGTTACAGCAAATAACCTTCCTTCCGAACGTAGTGAGTAGACCATGAACTTTTATGAATTGGGCGCCGGGCTCGGCGTCGTGGCCCAGGCACAGCCGCGTGTGGAGATTCATGCAACGGCTCGATTGCAGTCTGTGGTAGCGCGGCTGTCTGTGGAGGGGCTGAGCATCGAATCGATGCAGCAGATGGAACTCGATCCGATTGACCGGGCGAAGCGTGAGATTGACGAGTCCCTTCATCCAACGCCGCCACAGACCGTGGCTAAGGTTTTCGCAGTCTCAGGGGGTGACGTGGCGGCCGGTGCAGTCGAGGACCATGCTTTGCTGCGCGCTGCCGTGCAGGCGCGATTGGATGACGATCGTGACGTTGCTGTGGCCTTGCTGCCAGTAGAGGCAGCAGAGGCTGAGGGGGATGCAACACTACTGGACGCAGCGCGTCAGTTCCTGGTGGAGTCTGAGGTTCCTGTTCTGGAATCTTGGGAAGCCGTACAGGACTGGATTGCACTGCGTCGTGTGGACACGCCGAGTGTACCGTTACTGTCGTCTCATTGAGTCTTTACAACCCATTCCTACCTGGTAAGGGTAGGAATGGGTGCTATGCCGTCTAGATCGTCGTATAAGCGCGACGGAGGGGTAGAGTGCGGGCATCGTAGGGATTGTGGTTAGGTCGCGCTTGTAGAGCATCACAGTGCGTTCTAGAGGGGTATGGAAATAATAGATTTAACGAAATCTGAGGTACATATTACCTAAGGGAGCGTATGCGCTGAATGTCAGTGACGTATGTTTCATTCACTCACAAAGGGAGATTGATCATGCAATTGCAGCAATTGACTCGTAAGGTACGTCAAGAATTCCAAGTGTTGTTTGGGGCTGGGTTACGGAGCCCTGACGTGAATCACCTGTTTGGGACGCGTCGCCGCTATAATGCGGCGGAGCTGGTGAACCAGGAGATTTATCAGGTTGTGCTGTCGAATCCGGTGATTCGGGAGCAGCTGAATCGTAACCTACCCGTCATGCGGGAGATGGTGTTGGTCTGTGGTGTGGTGGATGATCAGCTGCGTGTGAATGCGTATCGGGTATCCAACGAGGATATCTGGCAGCATCCGGTAGGGGGTGACCATGCCTATTCGAGTGGGCTGTGCTCGATTCTGGTCTCGCGGAATGACAACCGAGACGAACCGATGTCGCGTCATACAGCCTCGATTCAACTGTTGCGTAGACCGGTACGTGGGAAACGGTACAATATCCATGATCCGGAGTTCAGTTGGAGCTGTTCGGTGGATGACCTACCGAATGGATTGATTCATAACCAGTTTTACGAAAAGGAGTATGTGTGATGCGTGATGATCTAAACACGCTGAATGGGATGCCTATCCTCCGTCGTGAGGGTGATCGTCAGTTCCTCACTGAGCATGGCGTGGAATGTGAGGTGTCGGAGGGGAAGGTCGCTGTACTGACGGTCGATTCGATTGCAACTGAAATGGATGAGGAGTGGTTCGAATCGTTCCTTCCATCGACGCTGGAGTTGTCTGATCATCTGAATCCTGACCCTAAGACCGATGAGGTTGAGGAGGTCATGGATGCATTGGCACGGTTCTTCCGTGATGAGGAGGCATTGCGTCATAGCTACAATGAAGCGCGTGGGACGGTTTCGGTTCGAGTGGAACTCCACATGACGTATATGCAGGTACTGCGGGATGCGCTGTTGATGACCTATGGGTTGTCGACCATCGTGGAAGTTGTTGATGACGAGCAGCATCTCGTGTTCCCTGTGTCGTAACGATACACGCTGAGCGACTCCCTAGTACCCGTGAGGGTACTAGGGAGTCGCGTTTCTTTTTGGTTATCGATGACCGCCCATCAAAATACGCACATGGCGTTTCTTTGCCATGGGATCATTCAGGATGGCAATGCGTTTCCACTTGTGTAGCAGAAATTCCTGGTAGAGCTGCGCCGCGTCCGAGTAGCTATCCACGATTTCCTTGAACGCGCCGAGTTGCATACCACCGACTAATTGCCCCATGTCCATGGGGATTTTCAAGGTATTGTAGATATACGCTTTCGTTGCCAGTACGCACATTTCACTGAATCGCTGGACGGCTGTACTGCGCAGATTATTGAAATCGGCATCATTTTCCACATAACACCGCAACTGCAATTGTGAGTTCATCATGGAGATATCGGAGACCAAAACCATGTTCGGCCCGACGAGTTGCACGTCATAAGTGGCGACAATCGGAATACTGGATACAGAGGCCACTACACCTTGCGCTGCTTGGAGGACTTGAGAACTGCCGTCATTCAACCCGCTGAATGAGGATCCAGTGAAGTACTGGTTTCCAATAATCACACTGTGACAACGGGTGATATTACGCCCACCTGTCCGTTCACGTGGGATTCTGTAGCAGAGTCGATACTGATCCCATTGCTCGTATTGGAGGTCTGAGAGCGGTACCACGATCTCCGTACCACCCACTAAATCACAGTCAGGACGGACTTTCCCTTCAATGATCTTTTCCCGAATCAGTTCATCAATGTTGACAGGGAGTACGCGTTGACCGAATTCTCGCTTGATAAACGCGACATTCAGGATCTCGACAGGGATCACAAATCGGATATCCTGGATGCACTTGGTAATCGGATTCAAAGGGCTACTCCCGGGTAAAATGTCATAGGCTAACCGTCATTTTGTGAACGTCAATACAGGATTACCTACATGCTACCTTTTGATTCCATGGCATACCTGATACGAAAGAGTTATTATGGGCTCATTCGATTCCTAGTCCGGTATTGGTATGTCAGTCCTATCAGTACGGCAAATCAATTAGACGTCGACTGTTACCCTGACATCGCGGCTGCGCATTCTGAATTCCACCTTCCGCCGAATCAACGCGATGCGTTCTTCTATGACGTAGATGGGTATTTGTGCCGCTTAGTTAGTTCACGTACACAAATGCCACTCGTTGATGCGATGTTAATGACGTTTGACGACGCACTGTTTTTCGAAGAGTTTTTCGAAGACGCGTTTGAACAAGCTGTTCCGAAACGACCGATGATTGAGGTTCTGGTGCGTAATCACACGCTGTACATCGCATTATTCCATGCAATGGGTGGACATGCACTGAAAGAACACTACCACCGAAAGGTGTATAGCTGGCGAGACGGTACGAATCGTCGTGCTCGGTATTTAGGGCACATGGTAGGCAAACCCGTTCAACCTGTCAATAAGGATGATTGTGACTACATCTTCAATCCCAATCAACCCACTCTTGCGTACAAAGAGAGCATCGGTCCAGACCACCCCCTCTACGAGTGGTGTAAACTCAAACCCGATACCGACCTCTTCGACGATTCCGACACTCCATCAGAAGGTTAATCACATGTCAGTAGTACCTCGTGGTAAAATTTCCATTTACGGGATTGGCGGTTGCGGGACGAATATTGTCGCACATTATGCCGAAGTGGCTGGTAAGGAAGTTCCTGGTTGTGCGATCATTGAGCCATATTACCTGGATTCCTCCTTTGCAAACGTAAAGGGTGCAGTGGATCCGGAACGTACATTTATCCTGGAAGAAAAGGAAGGTTCTGGTAAAGTACGTACGGAGAACCGTGTAGAGCTTGCTCGCGCGATTGCGCCTGTGTTGAAGAAGTTCCCGCCAGGCAATCTCAATATCGTGGTATCGTCAGGGTCTGGTGGATCAGGATCTGTGGGATCAATCTATTTGACGTCAAAGTTGTTGGAAGATGGCTATCCCACAATTGTGATTCTAGTGGGCTCTGATGAGTGCGAGCGTTCCTCTCTAAATACCCTGAATACCATCAAGTCGTACGAAGGTGTGGCTCAGAAGACGGGTAAGACTGTTATGATGTACTATGAGCATCTAAAGCCTGCGGATAAGCGCAGTGCGATCGATGAGCGTATCTGGTTTGTGATCAGTGCAATCTCATGTCTAGCCTCTCGTCGTAATGACGAAATGGATCTGAAGGATATTGAGAACTTCGTTAACTTCTCAGCCAATACCTCAGCAAATGCTCAGCTCAGCGTACTGGAAGTTTATCGCAGTAACGAAGAAGCCAATGCAGCTGCGAATTTTGCGGTGGCGGTGGCGAGTCTGCTTCGTGACCCGGATAGTAGTTCGATTGACTTCCGTCCTGAATACCGCACAACGGGTTACCCGTCTGAACCGCTACCTTCCGGTATCGAATGTCTGCATTTCGTGACAGGAGTAGAACCTGTACATGGCATGTTCAAGAATATCAGTAAATCCACGGAAGAGATTGCCAGCGCGAAGAATGCACGTACCGTACGAGATTCCATCGTAAAGTCCTCAGAACTCGATGACGATGGGATGGTATTCTAATGCACTTTTCATTGTTCGTCTGTGAATATTGCGGTGATGTCGATTCCGTGGAGTTTGCATTCCCTGACGGCCGTGTGAAAGATCGTGGGCAAGGTGTACGATATCTGTGCACTGAATGTAGCTGCGGTCGATGGCATGGATTGTTCCCGAAACAAGCGTACGATCCGAAACGTGATACGGTCGTGAATCGTGTGAATGGGTTAGGGTTTGGTTAATGGCGGCGACAGTCGTATTACCAGGTACCTTTGCGACGTATGCTGCTGAGGACGTTGTCACATTCCAATCACTCGGCATCGATCTTAGTTTTGCAATTGAATCTGCATTCTACGGATGGTTCTACCGCGATCATCCGGTGGCATTGTACGATTTGATAGCGATGCAGTGGGCGGACGATGAACGTCAACGTGACGGTAGTGTCGATGTATACTACCATGCAATCCTCCGTCTCATGTATCGAATTGCACCGCATTTGTACGGTTTGGATACCCCTGATCACACCGCAATTGATTACATTGAGATTGTTGGTGACTATGGGAATCTCGTCGATCCGTTTTTTGTAGTAAAATTGCATTACCAGACATAGCAAATCCTCTCTACGGCCTCTAAACGGGCCGTAGAGAGGCATCTGTTATTTTTCGCTAGGTAACCCATTCTATGGATGAAAACGCATTCTAGAGCGTTTCAGCCACGTATTATCTACTGGAGTCCCATCACGTTAGATGCTAGAATGAACGAGCGGATACGCTTTATCGAGATATCGAGCTTTGAGCATCTGCTGCGAATGAGGATCAGGCAGATGCAACTATCAGGTGACGAGGATCGCCTGATTCGTGCATGGTGTATGCGTCAGTTACGGGATATGCAATGCCTAGCGTTTATCGATACATCCGAATTGAACTATGCCAAGACCTTACCGACAGATTTCGTGAATTACGACGACTTCTCCATTCGTCGACTGTGGATCAATAGCCGACAATCGATCGCGCCAGAAGTCAATCCCCACTTCCACGAGCCATGCGAGCTCCTACTGCTACCCACGAGTTTGGTACTCGTCTTCAAAGGAATCGGTCATGCCAGACGAACTTCCGATAGTACAGGTGAGTCCGATTGCGGACTACCTACTCGGAATGCTGCGGAATTACAAAGCAAGATTCAAAAACTCATTGCTCGATGTTAACATTACGTTCGAGGACGCATGTCAGATCGTCCGAGCAATGGTAGAACGGAACATCACAGAACGACTGTATTGGGTCGCAGTACCTGCAGATACCGCTGTCACCATCACCAGTGTGATAGCGGGATATGGTGAACCTGAGCATGCGAAACGTACGAAGAGCTTAGATACGCACGTGTTCAATGAAATTGAGGATTTGATCGAATCGATTGTCGGTCAGATCATGCAATGTGAACGTACGTGGTACATGTGGACGACACGACGTATTGGGCATGATTTGTGGTTAGAACCGGGTATTGATTTTCGAATTCATGAGTGGGAAACAGCTGTTCGAGAGCAGCGGTTGGATTATCCCTCTCACGTATCAGACGCCATGCACGAAGAGGTCAACGAACAGTTACTGCAAGAAGAGGTAGCAGCACGTGTACCGTTGACGCCCTATGACCTACAGCACCGTCTTGCGTTCTGTAAACACATTACGGATCGACATTCGAGTGGTGCGACGTATACCAGACAGCGCTTAGAGCCCATGTTTGTGACGATACCTGACGGTAGCATGCGAGTACTATAATCCCATGAGTACGATCCTACGTGATGCCATCGTGTCCGTACATGATATCTTGGTGGGCTGTCGAACGTTGATTGGGTCGGCTCGGCAGGTGAGTGAGGACACGGAGCCGTATTGGAAGTATGTGGAATACGTGCTAGATGAGTATTTCTTCGATACGAATCATTCCAATGATCGATTGCACCACGGGTTGGTCGTCATGTACGAGATTGACGATGCGTTAGCGAAAGAGGTCTGTTCGTATATTCGGCGACAACTCATGCGCCGCATTCAGAACACCTTTGACGTGATCTACCCTAATCGTCATTACACGTATACAATCGACGAAACGTTAGCATTGCTGAAGATCGTCGAATCTCGTTATACGTCATTGCAACCTACGTATGAGGATGCGTTAGATGAGACAGATGCCTGGATACCCCCTAGGCTTCGGTCCAGTTAGTTTCTTTGTGGTGTTACCGATCGAAGATTATCCTACGCCTTTACAAGCACGCTATCGAGCCCTCCGTCACAGGGGGCTCGATAGTCGGGCGCTTATGCAAATTGCGTTAGGCTACGCACGTCCACTCATCCTATCGGACGATGGACATGATACTGTAGGGCTCTTCCATCGTGTTAAAAATTCACTCATGAAGACTGATGGTCTGACCGAACATCATCCACAAGACCTGCATGCGTTGATTGATTTCCTGATTGCGATCGGACCCTTACTGCGGGATCGATTGGAAGCCTATACGGGAATCGGTGACCATGCAGCGCATGTGACAGCGACAGAATCGAACTTCTTGATCGTCGGTGTCCAACAACCAGAGTGCTCGAATGCGTGTCTATCATTTTGCCCTCCCCACCAGAGGGCTATTCCGTAATACGTCTGTCCACATGGAACGAGTGTTACAACGCACCCATCTGGATTACACCGATTTACTCACGTTACTGTGCGAGTCTTACACAGAGCTAGGATGGGAGCGCGATCTAGATCGTTCCCTGGCAACACATTACGTTGCCAGGTTTGCTCGACAGGGCACCTATCAACCAAAGCTCATTGAATCCTTGCTGATTGTGCTCGAGTGCGGACAATCGAATCTTCGCGAGTGGCTGGAGATTGCACAGGACCATTGGCAATTACCTGAATTGACGGCGGTCGTACCGAAGCGTTGGTTGTCACCGAATGCGCTATTGGTGGAGTTGCATGTATGATCTGGGTCATTCCGATGTCACACGTGCTCCATGACCTACTCCCCACAGAAACCTTGTGTCGGAAGTTCGCTTTCCGTCCCGTGAGTCTGGTAGAGTGTCTAGTACTAGAATGGTTTCGGTATCAATCGAAATCAGGGATTTACGGACTAGATCACGTGTTCCAGATCACGCCGCGTACAATGATTGAATCGGTGATCCCTGAGTTTATCTCATTGGAAGATCGACTGGTCATGCGACAAGACGCAGAGGATGCAGAACGTCTGATTGCTGCAGCAGGTTATCAGATCATGGATACACTCCATTCCTACGCCGATACCATGGATGCCCACCATCTTATCACTTACCCTGCGAATATCCTACAATGGGCAGGTGATACCATTATTGTGAGGTTACCGTAATGCTAGAATCTCGCGTTGTTGTGATTCCGTTGAAACTCCAGCTACAGCCACACGACGCAATGTTCCGTTGGTTGGATAGTGTCGTACCGGCCTCGTATTGCATGCTACGCTCGTTGATTGCAGATATGTTCATGGAACCTGTTACAGTACGTCCATGCCAACAGGAATTGACGCGGGCGTATTGCAATATGATCTTCGAGTTACAGAATGGGCAATTGGATCATCGAGAACTCCCTGATTGGATCATGGAGCATTTGGATGTAGTTGGTCATAAGACCAAGGCGTCTGTGGATACGGTACGTGAACTGTATGATACAGAATTCGGTGCCCCTGATCCGTATGCGAATCTGGAGATCCTTCCCACACCGTCGTATGACATTATCCTACGATTGACGGACCCACCGATGCATCATGGCCGATATCGATTACCTCGTTCTACCACTGTACCACGAATTTCAACATTTCCTCTCCAAGGTCGGTATGGTCGTCTCCATGACATACTCCCCAGACGAGCTCCTGGAGACGTTAGTGCACGCGAAGATGGGGCTGAACCCCATCCGTGACACTGAGGAAGCGATCCAATGGTTCGTGTCACAGCACGTACCGGAGGATCGCGATCTCGTTGCATCTGCAATTCATGACTTGATCACACATGTAGATCGATTCCTATTAACCTTTGATTACCTCAGGACATCGGAGCGATTCCCCTACATTGTGATCGCCAATCATGATGGGCTGATTCAATTGAAACATATTGCAGCATCCTCATGATGTGACCCTTACCAGCAGGATTCCACTCCCATGCTCAGTCCCAATGATGTGGAACTCGGTTCTACTGTCAGTTTTGAGTTATACCCGAGCCTTCTCATTGCGGCAGGCTACACACGTGCACGTGTGGAAGGTATCTTGAATTTTACAGATGCCAACCACTATATAGACGCCACCGCCGTTCACATCAACGTATACCCGACATTACCGCCGGGTGTACCGAATCGTGCGGATGGGTATTATTACCTGAAACTGAAGCTGTTGTCAGGTGAGATTACTGTCGTGGGATTACCGTGGATCAAGTCGTCCACGTATGTTGTAGTGGAATCAGATTCCTTAAGATTCACGATTCCGAATGTCAATGTAGGGGATGAGGCGATTATTCGTACTCAACTTGCAGCCTTAGGTTACACGTTGATGGACGTGGAATACCTAGGTGTCGGTACCTGAGTTTAGCGACGACTGGCGCTGAACAGGTCGTGGCTCCCGCCCTCCATCCTCGCGTAAGGTATCCTCCTTGACCTTACGTGAAGTGGTGGTTGAGACACGTGCGTTGCCCCTCCCTACTCTCCTATACCAGGAGAGTAGGGAGGGGTTGTTTTTTTGTTTCCACGTACCTACATTACCTTGTGCCTTACTGCCGGATGTTCCATATGGACCCGTTTGCACGTGATCATGCAGACTATCAACGTGACTATAATCTACATGAAACCTACCTTCACGATACCTCAACTTACCTTTCCAAGATGGCACAGATTCCACTGGAAGAGGCGAGGCGTTACGTTGAGCAATTGATTGCACCGGACGGACAGCATCCTCTGAAGATTCCGATGGCACGATTTCTCATGCGTAATGACCAAGGGGATCGTGTACGTCGTCAAATGCCGTTTGATCAATTCTTACAGCAATTGCGGCAAGATGAGGAGATCCTCGCACCGAATCTGACGAGTTACCTACCTCCCAAAAAGAAACGTTCCCTACATTCAGACTACATCGCAGGGAATCTGAAGAAACGTTCTACTGCGAAGAAAGAACAATTCAAAGCAGAGCGTGAAGGGAATCGGAATCTGATGCAGATCCGTAAGTCCGCACAGACGACATACAAGATCAAGAACAACGCACTCTCTGGTGCGTATGTGTCACCGTACACAATCCTCTACAATAAAACGGCACATAGTACATTGACGTCGGGTTGTCGTACGGCCACCAGTTACGGGAATGCGAACAATGAACGGTTTCTGTATGGGAATCGACATTACTGGTCACCATCCGTCACACAGAACAACATCATCTCCATCGTCAATCACACTGACTACGCTCGTATTGAGCGATTGATTGAAACCCATGGCTTGATTCTTCCTTCTGTGGAAGATGTCATGTCGATGATTGAACGCTCAACCAAATACTACTGGCGCGATGCAGGCTACATGGCACGCATCCAGACGCTGATCCAATCACTGACACCGCAAGAACGTGCCGCAGTACTCTTTACAGGGGATTTGTATCACTTAGCACAAGTGAACCCAGACCTTGTTCACACATTCTTGCGTGACATGTCCTATATCGTGGAGACCCCCGATGCATCCTTACAATCTACCATCGATGGCGGATTTCGACCCTCAGAGGAGATATCTGTTCTCACCAGCATGTTGCGTAGTGAGTTATTGTTCAATCCCACCACCGAACGCTTCGAAACAATTGCAGATGTTGTACGCGAGTCACCTCGTCAGTTGCTTGCTCATCAAAGTGCGCACATCGCCACTGTACAGGCCAGATACCACGACTTGATCCAAGCATTCTGGGTCACGGATAACCTCCCAGCGTCGATTTACTATTTACCGAACATCATTCGTCGAGGCGTCATTACCTCGGATACTGACTCGACGATCTTCACGGTCGCTCATTGGCCGCATTGGTATACGAAATCAGAACGCATGACACGCGAAGCATTGGCAATTGCGGCCGTGATGGTGTATCTATCCTCGAAGGTCATTACCCACATCCTCGCGAGATTCTCAGCGAATTGTGGTATTCCTCCAGAGGAAGTCAGTCGACTCCAGATGAAGAATGAGTTTTTCTTTCCTGTCTTTACACTCACCTCTCGAGCGAAGCATTACTTTGCCAATATTTCCATGCAAGAGGGGAATACTAAAGCACACTTGGAACTGGAGGTGAAAGGTGTTGCGTTGCGTAACTCGAGTGTACCCTCGACGATCATGCAACAGTCACATGCGCTGATGCGCGCACTAATGGCCAAGGTCATGGCAGGGGAATCGATCTCATTGCGCAGTGTGCTAAGGCGCGTGGCATTGATTGAGAACGATATCAAACAATCGATTCTCAATGGCGACTTTACGTGGTTGAAGCGCATGGAAGTCAAGCGTCGAGATTCGTACAAAATCCCGGAGCAAAGTAACTATCTCCATTACGAGTTATGGGAAGCGGTGTTTGCACGTAAGTACGGACATGCGCCAGAACCTCCGTATCGCGTTGTGAAGGTCTCGGTCGATGCCTTGAACAAAACACGATTTAACCAATGGATGGATTCCATGGAAGACCGTGCGATTGCGGAGAACTTCCGTACCTGGATGGCACAACGTGGGAAAGATAACATTGGAACACTCCTGTTGCCAGAGACGAATCTCATGGTCTCTGGTATTCCCAATGAAATCAAACCTCGTGTGAACTTACGAAATCTAATTGCACAGACCATGGAATCGTTTTACCTGGTACTCGAATGCTTAGGGTTCTTCATGCAAGATCGTCACCTGTCTCGGTTACTCTCAGACAATGAATGGTTGATTAGTCCGGACAATCCCATTGAACCATTCCCAATCGATTGACGGCATACTCTGCACCCTCCTACCCAATCAGGGTAGGAGGGTGCAGGCATTACAGATACGGTCGAATCCCATCATTGATGATCCCCATGACGTCACGGAAATCATCAGCGGGCAGTGCAACCTCTAACCCACGATTGGTTTCAATCATTCTCAGATAGCGGTCCAGGTAATTCAACGAACGTCCGTTATTGTGGTTATCGTAATCGGCATTCTGTTGTACGAGATACGCAGTCAATACCAATCGTGCTAGCACAATCCCCCATTGCAATTGAATGGAGAACGCACCTTTCGGTAATCGTAAGGTATCGTGCATCGAACCGCCCAGACAGGGCATGAGGTCAATCAGTCCATCGAAGGATAACGACTTCTTACTCGCGGCATCTAGGAAATATTTCGCGCAATGATCGATTTCACGAGACCAATCTGTCAGATAGAAGCTATGTGCGGCTTGTGGGCGCGGCATCTCTCCACCGAAGTATTGGTTCATAATCCGATTGAGAATCGCGATGTTCGTCTGAGATTCCAACATATTTGGAATTGCAAATCCATGTAGAAACATCATCATGGATTGCGGGGAATCTGTATTCACCGATCGCTCTCTCCGACGCCAGCATTTATACTGCAGTGCCAGCATAGGGATGTTGATCGTAATGACAGCAATACCGCCACCTACAGAATGTCCCTTCCCGTTCGGCAAAGCTAAATCAAAGTCACAAAACGGGTGAGTCAACGTACGAATCGGTTGGAGCTCTGCCCAATTCCTTACAGCATCTTCAATGTCGAATGGATCGGATGCTGCAATCAGTACCTCACGGACATTCCCGCCATAGAACACACCAGGATTGAACAGACGTCCTCGAAAAATCGAAGAGGTCATCTTCAATGTCATGGAAATGTCTTCTGCCCAGTCATCGACTTTATAGACGAAAATATCGTCATCTAACTGATGACTGATATTCAGACTGCCGAGTAGTCGAATGAGGAAATGAGTACCTGTGAGTGAACGAGGGTTATTGCGGTAGAAGGTTTGTACGCGATGGATGGACGCTAACAACCCATCACGTACACGGCGAAATGCAGGAATGTTCAATCCCCCTGCACGATCCGCCACAGGAGGCGATAGTAACTGATACATTTTTTACTCCGCCGATTAATGAAATGGAGGACTGGCGCCTCACATAGAATCGGGCTATGGGGTATGGTTCAGGTGCTGTGAGTTTTTTACACAACCATCACTATCATGTGGAACCTCGTGTTCTACCGCCAGGCTTGTCCTGGCACCCAGGACCGATTTTCGTTTAACTGTTTTTTGGCCATGTATTATCCATTGGATCAGTAGATCGAAAGGTTTGTTGATCTTGAGCCGCTCAACTCACACAACCAAGGAAACCGCAACAATGGCAATCAATCGCTCGGATGAAACCACCCCCGCTGCACCGACTGCTGCTGACCGCTCTAGCCAAGCGTTCCAGCCCGCAGCGGCACCTGCAGCTGCCGCACCGTCGAATACGACACGTGGCGTGGGTATTTCCGAGGTTAACGGACTGCGCCGTGCAGCTTTCGGACGCTTTGGCGTCGGTGAAAGCGTGGAAAGCTATAAGAAGGGGTTTGGTAAGCTCCTGGAAGATCTGTCGGAAGAAGACCGCAAGCTCTTCCTCATCGAAACGATGAACCGTGATACGGATAAGATCTTCATGTCGACGGTGCTGATCAGTCGTCATGTGAACTTCAATAACAATACCGCGATCGTGGTGTTCGCACTGCCGGTCGAAGCGTCGAACCCGATCGAGGATCGTCGCGTGTTCCAGGGCAATGGTCAGACCAATGAAATCTCCTGGGCTGCGACTGACGTGCTGGATGATACCTTCCGTGAGCAGTTGCTGCGTTTCTGCAACGTGAAGTACCCGAACCAGCGCGTGGTGTATGCGGGTGGCCGTATCCTGCCGCAAGAACTGAAGTCGGATGATGAGCAACATCTGGCGCGCATCCTGCACGAAGTCGATCAGGCGATCCTGACGGCCTCGGAACTGCAGCTGATGGGTTCGTCCAATGCCGTGGTGAACGTCGGTATGTTCCTGGCAGATTCTGCCCGTGCAACCGTGAACATCGATCCGACCCCGACTGATCGTGATAACAGCGTGGGTCTGCCGGTGCGTTCCAGTCTGAATGTCCAACTGCGTTCGACCAAGAACGTGAGTCTGGCGCAGCAAAATGCAAGCCTCAACAACCGTGACCAGGATCTGCTGCTGGCGCGCGTGGATGCGTATGTGGATGCCACCTACGACACTCGCCACCTCAGCCAGATTCCGACCAACCCGCAGTACTGGCAGCAGCGCCCTGCGACCCAGCGCGTGATTCCGCGTATCGTGATCACTGCGGTGGATTCACTGCAGGATCTGATGACCCCGGAAATCACCCTGATGGCACTGGCCTCGGCCAACGTCCTCAGCCAGAACATCGGTAATTGGGCCAATTCCCTGCGTCCGCGTCATGCGGCGACCATGTCTTCGGACCTGGCACGTATGTCGGATATCGGTGCCCTGGGGATGATGGTGCCGCTGGATCCGACCAACCCGGACAACCGTCCGCGTATCAGCACCGATCCGCGCGAGTTCAGTGACAAGGACTTCGAAGCGCTGATCGACGCCAGCTTCTGGCCGGATCCGATGTACACCCTGCTGGTGGAAGAGTCCGGTGAGCGTACCTGGCTGACCGATATGTTTGAGTTTGCAGCCCAGGGGAACGGCGCTGCACTGGACGCCGTGGTGCGTACGGCGGATAACCTGACGGGTGGTGCGTTCAGCCCGCTGTGGAATCCGAAGGCTGCTGCTGGTGCTCAGATCGTGCATAACGACCAGGACCGCGTCCACCTCGGTTACTTCGTGGACAATACCGGTAAGCGCGTCTCGCTGCAGCATGTGGATACCCTGGCGATTCTGAACCTGTTCGGTGACAAGGACATGCAGATCGTCTACGACTGGATCCAGACGCATAACCCGTCGACGGATACCATGGAAGCACGTTTGGCGATGCGCGAGCAGATCCTGCGTTCGACCTTCAGTCAAGTGACCATCAAGGGCTACGGCCGTTACGTGACCTTCTACTCGGAGTTCATGGCAACGCTGCTGGAAGCCATCCGTATCGCAGGTCTGACCATCAGCCCGGCGAATACGAAGCTCAACGACTTTGCCAGCAAGCCGCAGTTCGGTGTGTTCGATCCGAATCTGTTCACGCTGGGTTCTGCCCGTACGTCCGCGACGTTCGTGCAAGGTCAGTTGCAGAGTGGGCCGACCTACCGTGGTGTGGGTGGGCTGATCAGCGGCAATTACGGTCGCTAATCACACGTAGTGGAGTAATCTCCTCCGTATATGCGACACTGCCACCGAGGAGATCCTCGGTGGCAGTGCTCGTATGCCCTTTAATTTCACGTATCACACCTATTCATTGAGGGGGTAACGAATCCCTCTTTGTGCCCTAACAGGAGGTGTTTATGGGCGTTGGTATCGAGATCATCAATCTCGATCGTAAGTTCGCAACATTGTCTACCGAACCAATCCTCGTGAATCATTTCGATATCTCATCGGATGAATCCCGTGAAGAACTGAACCAACTGATCTACACGCACTATGAAGGTGACGCGCTAGGCACTGTTCCACAGTGTCAATGTGGGCATCTAATCGGTGTGTATCATCTAGGTGCGATTTGTGATAAATGTAATACCGAGGTCGGGTCTATCACCGAACGAGAGCTAGAGCCTGTACTTTGGGTAGAAGCACCGCAAGGTGTGAATACCCTCATGAATCCACAGGCATGGGTGATGTTGTCACAGGCACTCAAGTACGGATCACTCAGTATCCTCGAGCATCTGTGTAACCCCAACCTCCCACTTCCACTCACGCTCCCGAAAGAAGCGCAGCGATATCTGCAACTGAAGATCCCAAGAGGGATCAATTACTTCCATGCCAATTTCGATCAGGTCATGGAGTTACTGTTCCAGAATAACCTAGTGTACGCGAATCGACCTCGACAATCACGGGACGAATTCGCAGAGTTCATTCGACTCAATCGAGAGAATATCTTCTGTCGGTACCTCCCCTGCCCGTCTCGGATCAGTTTGATTACAGAGCGTACGGTGACGTCTTCGTACGCAGAACCGACGATGCCATTGATTGTGGATGCCATCCTCACAATCAGTAACGTGGTCAATTCCACCAGACCACTTTCACTGGATGTGAGACAGGCTCGTGCGACAGAAGCCATTCGTAAGTTCAGTGATTACCATGAGGAGGTTAAGAAGAACGTCCTCTTCGGTAAGGAAGGGTGGGCGCGTAAGCATCTGTTTGGGACTCGTCTCCATTGGACCTTCCGTGGGGTGATCACGTCGCTGTCCGAGAACCATGAACGCGATGAACTCCATCTCCCATGGTCGATGGCAGTGATGTTGTTGGAGATTCACCTGTGGAACAAACTCCTACGGCTGAACTACACGCCGGCAGAGTGTACGACGTTGATCAATGAATCGGTGTTGCAGTACAATCCATTGATTGACCGCTTGTTTGATGAATTGATCACAGAATCTCCAGAGCGAGGGTTGCCATGCATCTGGGGAAGAAATCCAACCTTAGTTCGTGGTTTGTGGGTTCAATATAGACGGTAAGAATATCACTATTTCGTTACCGTCCGTGTTGTCAAACTTTGAACCAAAATGGACCCGTCTATCCGCGAGGGTAGATGATAATCTCTTTAATTGCTGGGACCTCCCTCCGGGACAATCAGCAGCGAAGCCTTCTACTGAAGGAACGTTCATCGACTAGAGCCGTCGGGCTCGTACGCTCAAGTGAGCGGAAACGGGAGACCACTCTCTGAGTGGAAGATATAGTCAGGTCTGCATGGTAACATGCAGCTGCAGGTCATGCTGCGGGTATTGACTAACGACCAATACTGAACACGTCGCGATACAAGCAATGCGTATAACCAAGATCAAGAAGGACCCAAAGATCAATTCAGTGTCAATGAGTGTCCTTTCACTCAAGAGTCCGAACGCGGATCAACTCAGGTCCCCGATACCGGTAATGGTGTCGTGATAATCTCTTTAACTGCTGGAATCTCCCGATAGGGACAATCAGCAGCGAAGCCTTCTACTGAAGGAACGTTCAACGGCCATCCGCGGCGGCGGAGTAGGATTTAAGCGAATCCGAAATGGGAGACTTCCTAGCCATTTAGGAAGAAGATATGGTCTGCTCCCTAGGGTAACCTAGGGCGGGTGTCTACGCGCACCGGGTGGAGGTAGCGACTTCACTGGACAATAGGTTTGATGGTGACGCGCTTAACGGAACATTGATCCTAGACTTGGATATGTGGGCACGTGTTAAACGTTTCCATTACAACCATTACGTCATGGATCTCGAAAAGCCCAGGAACCTCTCGGGGTTCATTGGACTACCCTCACCTGTCGTTTCGACGATCGGTGCATGGTTAGAAGGTAACTCGTAATACCCACCACATCGGCATACGAGACACTCACCTCGTATGTCGTCCCTTACTCACAGTGGTAACATCAAAAGGCACTGCATTATGTTGAAAGATTACGTACTCGATGACCTCGTGTTTTCAGACGCAGGTGAACGTTCAATCGTGGAGGATGAAGGATTTGAACGGCTATTGAATAACAGTTATGCGCTTAGTGCAGCGCAGTTTGGTATCGTGAGTGCCATCGCAACAGGGAATGTCACACGAACGGAAATGGGGGTTGAGATCGATTACGACGCTGTACCTGGGATGCTATATCTATATCAACCCGGTATGCGAGGCGGTGTCGCCCCTGATGCAGCACGTGCTGCTTTCCGTGAATTTATCATGGTCATGTCTGCGGATTTGAATCGTCGTAAGCTGCGCCGTATTTTCATTCGAGCATCACGCACTGATGCAACTATTGTGAATCTACTGATGAGCTATCGTCGACCGTCACAGTTCTTCCCGCCGCTGTCTGATCGGATTTCGCAATACCCGTTGATGGCTGTGGCACGTACCTTCGTACCAAAGAAACAAAAACCGAAAGTGAAAACGCCGAATCAGAAGACCGTGACCTTCCAAAGTAAGGGGGAATATCACGGCGATTCGCTGGCGAATCACTGGCCTGCAGCGGATCAGAGCACTAAAACTGAGCCAGCTGAATCGACTGAAACACCAAGTTGAGTGGGTGAGTGTGGGTGTGGTGGCGAGCGGCTAGGGGTACTCCCCCTAGCCGTCTCGTTTTGATGTAAGTCAGATTGAAACCTACACTATCAGTAGGAGTACATTAACCTGAAGGAGCCGTATGGCGATCGAGGTCGTGCAGGGCGGTCAGCTTGCTTTCGATACGCTGTTATTCGGAGGACCTGACCCGAATATTCAGAATTACCTGAAGAATCAATTTCAATCAGGCGTGCAGCATTTAACGGATATTGGCAGGCGGATTCAGGAGGAATCTCGTCAGCTCTACGAACGATTCAGTGGTGACGACGCCGTGCGTTACATCAAGGCGGTGGGTCGTGCTGTACAGTCGTTCTGGCAGACAGACGCAATCAGACCCATCATTGACATCGGGCAATTGCAATTTGCAATGCCGATGATGCAACGTTGGATCATGGCAGAGCCGCTCCTTCGTAAGCTCTTCCATGAACAGCGCGTGGAAGGATATGCGCACCATTACGTGGACATGGAGCCCAATCGATTGGGACGTGACCATTACGACTACCGTGTTGCAACGCAAGGGTTGATCCAGTTTAATGAGGGTGAGGATCAGCCGGAGTGGAGCGCGACGACGTGGTTTGAAGAACTCTATGAGGGCGATCAGGATCTGACGTTGTCTGAACAGGCCGATATTCAACAGACGTGGGAAGCACTACGCTACATGCTACAACACGGACACGAAGACCCGACGAGTCGATTCAACGCAACGTTGGACTAAATAAGAGGATGGTAGCATGCAAACGCAAACGTACTATCACATGGATGAATTACCTGATGTATTGAAAGTGATGCGCGGTATCGCTGATGGCGAAACCCCGGAATGCCAGGTCGATAAGTCCATTCTTATCTTCAACGACAAACATGTGTACAGTAGCAGTTTCAAGTTAGCGCTTGCAGTCAGTCTATTCGAACAAGGGAAAATATCGTCATGTCTTGCCGCTGAGATGGCTGAAATGCCGCTGCAGTTGTTCCTAGAACGCGTAAGTGCTATGGGAATACCAGTCGTTAATTACGATCCTGCTGATCTGGAACGCGAACTTCGAGCGTTCGGTCTGATATGACCCCTACTCCGAATAGATGTATCGTGGTAGCTGATTCCGGACCCATCATCGGTCTCTCAAAGATCGGATTGTTGGACGTCATGTCGTCGACGTTTGATGAGATACATATACCACAAGCGATCTTTACTGAAGTAACATCTCGGTATACTGCGCCTAACATTAACCTCATTCAGGCGTTCATACGTACCAATGTAATCATTCACCCCGATCGAGACGACGATATCTACCATGCAGTTAAATGTCATGGTAACGGTGAAGGCCAAGCAATTAGCCTAGCATGCGCTTTGGGATGCGGTGCCCTAATAGACGATCTGTCTGCTAGGAAAGCAGCGATGGAATACGGCGTGCCGCTTTACGGGATATTCCTCGTACTCATGCAAGCGAAGAAGATAGGTGAGGTTGACGTTATAGCGCCGTCACTGAATGCACTGGTCGAAAACGGCTACTTCTTGTCAAAGGCGCTCATTGCTCAAATGTTGAAACTTGCCGGTGAAACACAAGACTAATCGATACGGAGGGAGCCTAGGCTCCCTCCGGTAGTCCCTTTTCTTTTTTTGGAGTCTCCCATGACAGTTGCCGCTGTTCCATCCCTATCCACTGATGGATGGGTGACAGACATTCGTAAGAAAGCTGACTTAGTCATGGCGCATTACTTTGCGAGTGACTATTCGCAGTCCAACGTCTTTCTATCAAAAATCACGTCTTTGGCCTATCAAGTGCAGCAGGAAGGACACAATACGTTTGAACTCAAGCGGTTGATTGAGTCTGACTTGCAGCAGTATTTAGGACGCTATTTCGATAACGTCCAGATTGATGTTCGCATTGAAGATGAAGATGCATCTGGTACCAATCGATACAATATCGTATTTGATGCTACGGTCGCTGAGCATGGGATTCGATATAGCTTAGGTCGATTAATCGAAGTGCAGAACAGCAAAATCAAACGTATTGTGAAACTCCTACAAACAGGTGTCGATAATGGCTGAAGAACAACAAGGTGAAGGCGGGTTTGATCTCAGGAATGTATTGGTGCAGATCATTACTCAGGTAGATGAACTCAGGATTCTCTTTAACCGATTCGGGTCTGGTCATGATCAGATGACCGATCTGGTCGTGGCACGTTTGTTGAAGAACGAGGAATTTTTCCAACGTGTGGCAGAACGTGTGATGGTCATTGCTCAGAATGCAGCGCCCACGATGCGCGATGCTGTGGAACATGCGGAAGCCGAGCAATCGAGTATCAGCGCAGGTATTGAGCCCTTTGAGGGTGCTCAAGGATACGTTGCGATTGAACTGAATCAAAGCGGCGAACGTGTGGTCGGCGGTCAGGTTATCTTTGATGACGCAGATCCGATTCCTCTGAATATTGAGATTCCGACTCATGTGGCGATTCTCAGTGGCGTCAATAGCTGCTATATGTACCACACGAAAGCAGAAGTTCCGAAAGACATTCGTCCTGGAGATCCGATTTACTTCCGCGTGAACAATATCAATGAAGCAGAGATCCAGCGCGCACAGCGTTTGATGACAGAAGAACGGCGTCGCGATGCAGAGATTGCAGCGGCGAATGCAGAGGCTGCTGCTAACATTGATACCGGGGTTACTGGTATTCTGGAAGCGTAAGGTGTCATTATGAGCGTCGATATTCTCGCGATTCGTAAAGAACTCGATCGATTGGAAGAGGATTTGATTGCGCGAGTTCCTGAGCACCTGTTTGTGGAGCATCTACTGCCGATCATTGCAGGGGATGACGGTCATTCCGATATGCAAGTCTGGGAGCATCTGACGGGTAGTGTGTTTAATCGCCTCCACGTCATCGACCCTGCTGGTAATATTCTGTTTACACTGCCACCCATTGCAGTATCGCCCAAGACATCCGTGGATCGGGATTCGAAAACTTCAATGTTCGAGATCATGTCGGGATATGAGGCGCGCACGCTTCTATCGCCTATCTACGCCAAGCGATACATGGATGAATCCATTAAAGACAAAGTAATTCGACAAGACCGTAACTGGAAGCAGATCTTGTTGATTGACGATGTCTTGATACGATATGGCCGTAAGCCTCATCTGCCCGCTGAATTACGTGCATTGATTGAAGGGCGCGCTGCACCTAAATCCACCACATCTCAGACGAACGATACCTCGGAATTTGGTGAGGTAGGGGATGATCTCTAAGCTCAATATTGCGTCGATCTCGGATATCCACCTCGGACATCGACAAACTCCGACACGGAAGATCATTGAGAACCTCTATCGCGCATTTCCAGATACTGAAGCGACGGGTGAGTTAGACCTGATCATCTTCGGAGGGGATCTATTCGATGGTCCACTAGCCCATCATTCCGATGATGCGATTCTGATTCAGTTATGGTTGTTTGATTTCCTGAAACTGTGTGCGAAACGGGATATCGTCGTACGGGTGTTAGAAGGTACACGCTCCCATGACTGGAAACAGAATGCCTGGTTTGATGTGGTGAAAACCATCTCACAACTCGACGTCGATGTTCGTTATGTCAGTGATCTTTCAATTGAGTATATTGAACGTTTCGATATCCATGTCCTGTATGTACCAGACGAATGGCGGCCTGAAACAGACCAAACCTGGTTGGAAGTGAATCAATTGTTAAAGGAAAAGGCTCTTGAACACGTTGACTTCACCGTCCTACACGGCGCGTTTGCTGAGCAGCTACCTGAACAGGCCAATGTACCTAAGCATCATTCAGACCGCTATGAATCGATCACTCGGTATCGCGTACTCGCAGGGCACATCCACCAACGGTGGGTTCATGGGCGTATACTTGGGAATGGGTCATTTGACCGGCTCGTCCATGGGGACGAAGGTGCGAAAGGACACTGGCGAATTCGTGTGACAGACTCGGAGGTGAGTGCGCGATTCATCGAGAATCGTCATGCCATGCTCTATCGAACATTGAAGGTCTCAGGGTTACCGATGGATGAGGTCTTGACGAAGATCGATCAAGAGACTGCTCAATATCCAGAAGGGAGTCAGGTGCGATTACAATGCACTTCCACAGATCCTGTTGTCAATGCCATGGATGTCGTCAAGAAACGTTATCGTCAGTTCGTATGGTCTGTGAAAACCACCGATCGTAAGGAAACACAAGCGAAGTTGCTAGTGGATCATCGTCCACGTACGAAACACGTTCCGATCAGTGAAAGTAACATCCGTCAACTCCTCACAGAGCAGCTCACCGCCATGGCGGTGTCCCCTGAAATCATGAGTCGATGCCAGTCAACATTGACACAGTTAGGGTTACCATGACTCCATACCAAACCGTTGATGGTCGAGAGAAAGGTCACATCCCCATCTCGATGGGAACGGCCTTGGCAATAGCATCAGCGCAGGGCGTGTATCCCGGACTCCCTGTCGTGAATCCAGCGCCGATTACGAAGGTTGAGTTGGTGATGATCAACCTTCGGACGTTGTATCGTAATTTAGTCGCTGCAATGCGCTCTGAAGCGAAAGCGTTCGTGAAACCCGATCACTTAGTAGGCGCGTTGTTAGAGGAACTCCACATTCTCCACAGCACGATTGCTGACAGTACACATGACAGGTGTCGGGTACTGTTCTATATCTCCCAATACGAGCATGTATCGGAGCGTACGTTCCCTGGAGCATTGATTCGTAAACCTAAGACGACGCTGCAACTCGCAGCGGCGTTACAAGAAACCGACACGTTCACGAAACTCTTCACGAAGAGTGTCCCGGATAACATTGCCCATTACCCTGGACAGATTACTGGACGATTCCCTAGTACATTGCTGTTGTCGCATTACACCGTCGATCTATTGAGCCGCCCTGCGTTTAAAGAACTCCAACTCTTAGAATCCAATACCGGTAAGATCAAACCTCCTGTGACGTGGGGGACGAAGCTGTCAGGTGTTAGTGTGGAGTATATGCCACTCAATGCATTTACATTGAAGGTATTCGGTGACAACACGTCATTCTCAGGTCAACGCCCCGCATTACGCAATGCGGTGATGCACATGGCGACAGAGGACCATTGGACTGGGTTGACGACAGATGCACTGATCCGAAACTCAATCTCGAAACTGCAAGACGTGGAAGTACGTACTGCTCTCAAAGCCCTCCTGTAAATCTCAACGTATCTAGAATACACTATGTATCCTGAAACTTCAACCCACTTAGGACCTCACACACATGGCTGACGGTGCAGCGCCTTTCCAATCGACACGTGATCGTCACGCAATGGGTGACTTCCGAGAGCACCTGGTCGTAGATCCGCAACCTACTGCGACAAAGTCTCCGCGACTGAGTGCGTATTACCACAAGAACAAGTTTGTCATTGAAATCAAGACCAACGTACCTGCGGATATGAATGGTCGTGAACGTGGTATTGTACGTGCTGAGCTGGACCCGCATGTGTTTTATACGTTTATCGACGCATTTGAGAAACTGATTCAGGAAAATAAGCCGTCGTATGCGAAGCGTATTCGCATTAAACGTCCTGACTTCCAGAAGACCAATGGCGGTGAACCTGTTACCGATGCGCAGTTGGTTTTTGGTCGAGACAAAGATGGTGTTGCGTATATTGCCGTACTGCCGTGGAATAAAGAACGGCCTGCAATTCAGTTTATCTTCCACCCAGGTCGCTGGTTGGAATTCGTGAACAATGACGGCACGCCACTGACCCCCGCCGAAGTCAGCACGGATCTGGCCATCGGCCGTCTGCGTGAATGGTCGCAGTTGGCAGCACATTACATGTACAACCGTTTCGTACCTGAAGAGTTTACGCCACGTGGCGCGGGTAACCAGCCCAACGGTGGCGGCGATATGCGTACGGAACAGAAAGCAGATCCGACGCAAGCGTCTTGGGATAACCTCCCGTTCTAAGTGACATATGACCTCTTACAGTAGGCTGGTGCAGATGCACCAGCCTACTGCATTATTCATCTAAAAAGCGATAACCGTATTTCAGCCACGTATTATTCATCTGTAACCCACCAGGCAGACTCCACTCGATGAAAATTGAGATTGCACAAACGTCCGTCACAGGACCGACCATGATTGCGTTGAAGCATGGGCAACGTACCATGCTCTGGGATACCTCTGCGTATTCTAAATCCAGTGATCGTCGATCACCGATGAATCCTGACAATATCTTCCGAGAGATCAACGCATTCTGGAGTACCCTTCCGTCAGCAGATCAGCAGATGTATTGGGATCTGTATGTCGAAGCGAAAGAGATTTTCGACAGTGTGTTTGATGTGCGTGAGATCCAAACGAAGATCCAGGACGTGGTGCGGAGACTGTACGACCTTCCGTCCTTGGAGAAACTTCCACATTGGGTTGTCTATAAGAGTGGGATTAAGATTCCGCCGACATTGAAGGAAACGTGGGAACAAGTCAATGCGGACAACATCAGCTACCCGCATCGCAAAGAGAAAACCTATCTGCGTGGCGAGTACATCGATCTGGTGACGATGACCGTCTCATTACGATTGATGGTACCGATCTGGGCTGAATTCATCAAAACGACACGCCGTCAGATTGGCGGGAACAGTAAGGAGTTGGAAGCTTATCGACTCTTGTACTTCAGTCGACTGCATAATTCCCCCGCGATGCAACGGCTATTAGGGTACGTCCATCAAACCACGGTGACCGAACTCGGTAGCGAAATCCATGCGACTGCCATTCTCAATGGCATGGGGATTAACGAGTTTATCGACTGGATGCTGGCGTTGACTGCTGTCCGTCGATTGTCGATGTGTCCAGTGTCGTCTGAAGATGACGTCAGCAATGTCATCACGAACGTGCATCAATACGTTCGACTAGGCGTCAAAGGGTCACACAAGAAACACAGTAAGAAGTTCGGTGGTAAAGTCACATTGCGTAATCGTGACGAGATCGGCGATGATGGACAGAAGAAATCTGCTGCTGAAATCTACAAGGTAAAACAAGAAGTTCCTGATTCCGTTCGAGTGCTCATGAGTGTTTACATGAGTGATCCGAGTAATGTATTGTATCGTGCGTTGGGATTAACTAAGCGCGGTACAGCTGGATTGATTGCCAAGAAACCTGAGGGGTTAGATGAGCGATTTGCATCGTGCATGCATTGGATCAATCAGGTACCAGATTTTGAGATTACCCAACACCATCAGACATTGATCCAGTGGACATTACCGCACGTACTGTCACCTAGAGGTGTGCCGTTACTGCAATACGATGCGTTGAAACACGCATTGGTTGTTACACAAGTAGTGCTGTGGGAATGGGGGTTCTATGATCTTGCTGCACTCGCAACCGCACAACCGTTCTATCTTGACGATGACATGATGCTTGGCGCGGTCGAAACACGCGGTAGGATCCCGAAAGAAACAATGGATGAGCTGAATCGACTGTGGCCACACGCGCAGCAGTCGAAGAAAGTCAGCCCCAGGCAAAGTAACGTAGCCGCAAAAGCAATTGATACACTAGTCGACCACATGACGTTGACGGAATGGGTGCTGTGCTGCCCGCCTGAACTCGTGGAACGTGTTACGCGTGGTGAACAGACTCGAAGGATTGCGGTACCTGCCGAGATTCGATATACGTTAGCATTACTGCTGATCAACGTTCAAAAGCTCATAGAGGAGGAGCAGTGAACATTACGCAATTAGTACTCCTGGAAACAGGCACCTACGACGCGATGATGATGCGGCCGTACGAGGCAATTGATAGTCATCGCGGATTGCATGTCCTGCAAGAGGCGACACGATTTGGTCAGAATATCACCCCTGAAGCATTGTCAGGTGTCGTAGGTGGTATCCTACGTCCGTCAGCAACGCCCGTTGCACCTGTTTCGATTGCAAACGGTTGGGGACAGAAACGATATCGGTTCTTCATGACGGTTGTCGAACGCGATCTGACAGGTAATAACGAAACGGAACAATACCTGACAGGTTATACCGACTACGACGGCGTCAGTATCCACACGGGTAATGTTGACCCTCATCTACGGTTCTACGTGAACCAATCCATTCGGATGCGGACACTGACGACGCAAACACCGTACGGTCGAGTCGATCAGACCTCGATGCATGACGCATCTCATGTGTTCAATAATCGATTCCATCGCGGTACCGAGGATATCGCGCGTCGATCGTTGAACCTGCAACGCCCTCAGGATATTTTTACGACACTGCAAACCAGTGAGTTCCGGCGGTATTCTGAAACGAGTTTGGATCCGCGTACGACGTTTGCTCAGGAGAACGTGAAACTGTCGAATCGTAACAATGCCATTGCGCCGAAGTATCTGTCGAAGATCTTGCAGGCAGGTTCGAAAGCATTTGGTGCCGCTGACCCTGAGGCGACTGATAACAGCGTTGCGATCTGGGCCGGCGCGGAAGGATTGGTGCGTGAATCAGTGTACGCACACGATCCTGCGCTGTTCAATATCTACCGCAATACGTCGTATCAGGAAGGTGACTCGTTTACGTTCGCTGAGTTGGAAGCGCTTTGTCCTCATCTCCAGCAAGTCACGAAATTGATGGTAAACCACCAGATGACACGTGAAGTGAACAACGCCCCTGTAATCCCCGCTTATCAGGCAGGGAGCTACGATGGATGGAATGGGCAGGACGTGTACACAGTGTGGGCATCTATCTTGAGTAATGCGGTTCCTGTGCTCATGATGGAATGCATGCTCCACAAAACAGGCTTCGTGCTACACAATCACACCTTGAATGGTGAGATGGACATGATGTTCTCCTACGTCAGTCCGTTCGGTAAGAACTTGGATGGTCCGCAATTGGCGAATCACTTCAAGTTCCGGTTGATCAATGAAGTCATGCGTGATCTGTTGGCTGGGAATCAAGCCGGTTTCAGCCTCAATTGCCACTTTGACATCATCGGTGAGTCTCGGATGGAGATCTCGATCAACGGGTCCGTGCCTGTTCCGTTTGCAACACCGACGTTCTCAGATGCGCTCTTTGCTCCCGTCCTCACAATGGGACAAGAGCGTGTGCGGTCACTCGCAGATCAAGTGGAGTTCTTCACGGAACATCTGACGAAGTCTCCGACAGACGCTGGGATCTACCAGAAACCACAACCCATCGCAATGCCACAGTACATGCCACCTACCCACAACCCTCAACATACAGGAGCCTATCGTGCGTCTTCTGAATCTCTATAAGGCGATCCTGGAATCGCTCTACGTCTACGCAGATGAGTTGGGACTACTGACTCGTAAGCAATTGGACGGACAGTCTGAGCCGGTGAATGTGTCTGTAGAAGGCCGTTCGAAACGCTTGATCCTACCGCATCCGGAACTCCTGCGTAAGGGACTCCCTGATGAACTAGTGGCATTCCACCCGCTCTCCGAAGTCTCGAACCGAGGAGAGTCCGAGGTGTTTCGTAAACTGAAGCTCCTCGTCAATCTGCGTATTACGACAACGTTGTTCGCAGTGATGGAAGACCTGGCAGAGTTGGCAGCAGATCGTGAACGACATGCATCGCTATCACCGAAGCTCCTGCCCATGCTGGAGATCATTCCACAGGCAGATCGGAAGTTCGTAGACAATCTGCACAACGTGATCAATGCAGCGCTGTCCGGTGGTAAGAATCGTCTGCTCAGTATCTACATGAATCGTGGTGGTAAGTACATGGGTGAACGCCGTGCCCGTGTTGCGATCGTTGCATTCCCGATCCTGGAGGAACTGAATAACGAAGACCGTAAGGTATTCGGCGTACAACTTCGTGCCAAGGACGTGACACAACTCAAGGCACTCTTCGAGTGGGTGTTGCCGGGATGTGATGAAGCCGGTCGATACAATGCGTATAGTGACAGTCTGGATGCACCTTACTTCGAAGCATTGATGAATGCGTACTTAAAGGTGGCCCAGCCCCTGAACGCTGCGATCAAGATGGCGGGTAAGCACATCGAGAACGGCAGTGCGCTGCGTATCGATACGAGCTGGTCAACTGAGATTCCGGATCTGGAAGCCATGCGGCATGAGATTCCACCGCTGGAAGGAAATAAAGGAATCAGCCTCAGTGGGCGTACAGAAGAACCTGCAGCACCTACTAATGGGCTGCAGGCGTTGAGTGCACGCGTGGGCACTGCTGAGCCGGCTGTTCAACCAACAGCACCTGCATCGGTGACATATGCGGCACCTGTACCGGTGCGAGAAGAAGTCGGTTCTTCGATCAACACCGATCTGACGTCACAAGCACTGCGGAGTCGTACATCACAACA